TCACAACTTTGGAAGTGATTTTTCAAGATCATCAGCTATAGCGCGCAGGATAGCAGGAATACCAAAAAGAAGCTCAGAAGGAATCTGAGCGGAAAACCCACTTCCCTTATTGCCGTCAAAAATAACCAAGAGCGCCGCATCTGCTTCCGCAGTTTGGCGCGCGGCCGTGCACAGATCATCGTATTTCCCTTTTCCTTCCGGCATGGGCGAAATATATCACAGAAGGTGGTGCGCCGGGTAGGAATCGAACCCACGGTGTTAGCTAACTCAGGAGGGCACGGCTACAGCCTGCCGCATTCGCCACTCTGCCACCGGCGCCCAATTTGGCGGAAGCGGTGAGATTCGGACTCACGAGACCTTTCGGCCTAGCGGTTTTCAAAACCGCTGGCATCAACCACTCGCCCACGCTTCCGTACTGTCGTCAAATGCCAGCCGTTTCCGTAAGGACATTCATACGGAACCATCGTCGCAACTATTGCTTTTGCCGCATACTTTGCATCCTCGCGGCTTTCGTAGCTTACCTTGCCGCAAAGTCTACATTTCGTTGTTTCAACGATCCAATGCGCCATCATGCATCCAACCTGGCGGTAGCGGCGTGAGTCGAACACGCAACGGTTTTCACCGTGTCTCGCTTCGAACGAGGTGGGCTTACCATATGCCCAACGCTACCGTGGCGGAAGGGACGCGATTCGAACGCGCATGGCCTTGAAGAGGACCGTCCGCTTTCCAAGCGGAGAAGCGACCATTGCTCAACCCTTCCGTTTTAAATTTTTTACTCCAACTCGCTCGGCAAGAATAGCGGTTACCAAAGTATTCATACTCACGCCCTCGCGTATGGCCAATTTTTGTAGCTTTGCATGCAAACTCCGCGGTACGCGCTGCACCCATTTTCCACTCGGCAATTCGTCGCAGTCATTCTTGCCTTTTTGCATTTCGTCCTTCAATCTGGCGGAGAGTGCCGGAGTTGAACCGGCTCGGGCTTTCACCCGCACGGTTTAGCAGACCGTTGCATTACCGTCCTGCCCACTCTCCAATTTGGTGCGCGCAGAGGGACTCGAACCCCCACGGCCGAAGCCATTCGGTTTTAGGCCGGTTGCGTCTACCAACTCCGCCATGCGCGCGCAAACAAAAACCCCGGCTGGTTGGCCGGGGATATGTCTGCTCGAAATGACCCTCGCTCAAACGCACCCCCGCACATACAGTGAAGAAAGATACGAACTGAGCGACAAGCACTTCATAAAAGTCATCGTAGCCACATTTGTCAAATAAGTCAACTAGGCGTACAAGTATTTCGCCCATCGCTTATCTTCTTCCAGGCCGATCATTCGCAGCAATTGTCGGCTCGTGTGAACCGTCAGATGCCGCGGTTTATGCAACAACGTCATTCCAGCTTCTTCGGGCGTTTTATCGTCTTTCCGCTGATTGCACTTTTGGCAGCAGGCGACCAAATTCTCCCATACGCTCTGGCCTCCTTGTGCTTTGGGCACAACGTGGTCAAGCGTCAATTTGAGAGGATCGCAACGTCGTCCACAATACTGGCAACAATAATGATCGCGCGCATAGATGTTCTTCCGGCTTACTAACGTTCGAAGCCTGGGAACGTAGTTGTATTCCGCAAGCCGCACGACAGAAGGCATTTCGATACCGGGATAAATCTCCCAGCCAAGGCCCTCTTCAATCACTGCCTTTTTCTTTACAATCAGCTTAAGGGCTCGGCGAGCGTTAGCGATCAACACCGCTTCATGGGCGGCGTTCAGCACCAAAACAGCTTTGGAAATGAGGTCCATCCTGATTCACGTAAGCGATCTTCTATGCGTGGCACAAGCAAAACTAAACACGATGCCTGAATGACCACCGCAGATCAAATCCACCCTTCAATATCTTTTCACGGTTCGACACGGCCACCGGGGGATCGGTATCAGGTACCGGCTTCATCGTGTTTCCGACAAAATAAGCGAGATCCTGGTACATTTGCTGCGGTGAAATAATCGCCGGCAGACCGATTTTCCCAAGATTCGGACATTGTCCGCAAATCGCAACTTTAGCCGGCTCCCATGTCGTGTGCCAGCTGATCGAACGTATTGCAAAAACGGGGGCTTCAACCAGCCGCGAAAGCACAATAAGGAAAGGGTATTCCTTTCCAAATTCGATGCCAAAAGTTTTGTGATAATAATACCGCCACTTTTTCTTTTTAAAAAGTTCGTCGGGCGCTTGCAAATGGTACAAATTCACATCGTCAAGCGAATGGTCATTTGGCCGGGAAATCAAGTATGCCTTCCCCGCAATAACAAGGTACATTAAACGGATATCAAACGAATAACCTATATTTGCCGGATCTTCCAGCGAAAGACCTTGCATTTCGACTATTTTGTCGCCGTAAGCAGAACCAAATTCCGCATCCAACGGAGCTAATCGTTTTCGTTCATAAACAATGCGCGGATCCCCACCACCATATTGATTGGCGACGAAGTCATAGTAGTCTTTAAATGCCGATTTGATCTTCATCGCAAATTCCCGTTATGTATCCCCCATAATGAACCCAAGCTTTTAAAGTGGAATCAAAAGCCCGTTGTGCAAATCTAGGGAAGACACCATTCACTATGGGGGATAAATCATTCTAGCACAACTAAAAATGATTTTATTACCCTTTTTGGAACATTTTATTGCGCGCATGGCTTGCTGTGTGCGACTATTTCGCAATGGAATTTTATAGCTTGCCAGCCAACCTTCAATTGCCTGATCTGCTTGATCCAAACGGCTTTCTGCGTTTACTTCCAGCCGAAGAATACGACAAAATTCCACTCGATAATTTGCGGGAATGGTGTTGTTTTAACGCTCGATACGGCCTACCGACATGCGAACTAATTGCTTGGCTGCGCGAACGAATTGCCCATCGAAACGCGATCGAGATCGGGGCTGGCACCGGCGATCTAGCTCACTATCTTAGCATTCCCGCCACCGACAATCGCATGCAGGAATGGCCAGAAATTCAGTTTTATTATCGAATGATCAAGCAGCCAACAATTCAGTATCCCGGTTTTGTTCAAAATCTGGATGCACTCGATGCCATCAACCATTATCATCCCGAAGTGGTTATTGCTTCTTGGGTAACGCAATGGATCGATCCCAAATTGCCACCACCGCTTGGTGGCGGAAACATTTATGGAGTCAAGGAAGACGAAATTCTTAAGCGAGGATGCGTGTATATTTTTATCGGCAATCAAGCGGTACATGGCGATAAAAAAATTATGGCGCTCCCGCACAAAGAATATAAACTGTCCTTTTTACGCAGCCGGGCAAACCAGCCGGAACTAAATCGTGTTTGGATATGGAATGATCGCTGATGACGGGAAAACACAACAAGCGCGCACGTGTTAATTGGACAGAAAAAAGCATCCAAACTTTAATTTTTTGCACACAAAAGCAAGAAAGCGCCGAATCAATTGCTAATCTCCTTGGTTGCCATGTGCGTACAGTACAAAAAAAACAAACACAACTCGGGTTGCGCTCGAATCAGGCACATCGAATCTGGGCTCAAGCCGAACTTGAGCAACTACGCCATCTTTACGCTAATACCGATAACAAATTGCTTGCAAAGCAGTTTCAATGTTCGCCAATATGCCTTCAACACATTGCCCATCGACTTGGCCTTCACAAAAGCCATGAACTTCTATCCGTTTTATCCAAAGAAAAATTGATAAAATTTGGGTCACAACATACTTTTCAGCCTGGACATGTTCCTTATAACAAAGGCATACGTCATCCTGGTTATGCTGTCGGCCATATGGCCGAAACCCAATTTAAAAAGGGTCAATGTTCACCAAATTGGCTACCCATTGGCTCAATTCGCTATTCCAAAGATGGTTATCAAGAACGTAAGGCTTACGATACTGGATATCCGCCACACAATTGGGTTGGCGAGCACATATTGCTATGGGAAAAGCATCATGGCCCCGTTCCCCCAAGTCATGCCGTCTGTTTTAAAGACGGCAACAAAACCAACATTACGATTGATAATTTAGAATTGGTTTCGCGCGCGGATTTGATGCGGCGCAATGCAATTCACAATTTACCAAAGGAACTGGTTGATGTCATCATGCTAAACGGCGCGTTGAAACGCCGAGTGAGGGAACTCAATGAAAAACAAGCTTAGTGATTTGTACAACCACCTTTTTGAAACGATGGAAACGCTTAAGGATGCAAAACCTGTATCGCTGGAAACAGAAATCAAACGTGCGACCGCAGTTCGCTTAACAGCAACTGCCATCATCGATGCTGCCAAACTTGAAGTAGGTATTCGCAAGCTCAATAAAAATATCCCGCAAAGCGCTTTTTTCGATGTTCCCACTACAGAATTGCCCAAGGGATCCGACGAGAAAAAGCAGCTAGAAAAGGGCGAGGAACAATCGTAAGCGGTTAACACACGGCCGATTGAAGCAGTTCGCTGTATTCTTTTGTTCCGGGTAAACAATTCCATTTTTGCCTAAACACTTCTCTGTCTTTGTTTGCCTGCTGCAAAATCGCAGCTTTTTCTTCCGGCGATGCCAGCCGTAAAGTCGAAGAACGTTCGTGATAAAAATGAACATGCGCATTCCATAGCGTAATGCCTAGTTGGTGGGCGCGTATATCGTAATCGCAGTCCTGAGCATAAAACTTCATCCGTTCATCGAATGGCCCAACCTTTTCCCATGCTTCGCGCCGAATCAAAAAAGCTGAAAAGTTGGCACCCACAGTTAAATTTGCACCTATAGGCACTTGCGCAATACTCTCCATTTCTTCAACTGCAGCACCTGTTACAAACGGCACATTGCGCTTGAGCATTTCCGAATAGAACATTGGCGGTAGAACAACATCGTTGTTTATTACCAGAACGTGCTCAACATCCGGGTCATAGAACAAATTATTCAGTCCCGCATTCCAGCCACGGCTAACGCCCTTATTGTCCATCCAGCACATAATCTCGATACCATTGAAATTGAACTGACGGTTTAAGAACAGCAAATAGCTGAGCCATTCTTTTGTTCCATCAGTCGAATGATTGTCGATAATCGCTAAATACAAATCACCACAATCTTGCCGCGCCGCGCTGTCCACACATTTTTGGGTAAGATCAAGATTGTTGTGCGTTAGTATCAAAATAGGATTCATCATTCCTCCACCATTGCTGGCAAAACATCACGAAATTCATCGTAAATAATGCGATCCACCGCTTTAGCATCAGCTTTTAGATTGGGATTTAGACCTACGCTTCTACCACCAAGATGATCGCAGGCAACGCCGACCAATCGAATACGATAACCAAGTCGCCGTGCCATGCAGCAAATCCAATAGTCATAGCCACAATAGCCAATTGGAGTATTTTGTGGCCATCCACCAGCTTTATCAAGCAATTCCTTACGAACAAAGATGGCAAAGCCATCTAGTATTGCAACATCATGCTCGCCAGTAAATCTCCGTCCATGCTCTTCGGCATTTCGCAAATTGCTCATAAAGTGAATTCGATAAAGCTGGTCAGGCGAATAGGGTATCTTGTACAACTGCGGGTTTCCATGACCAAGGCCACCGCCAAATCCAACGAGTCCCACGGATGGATTTCCAAATTCCTTTAGCACGCGTAAATCCCAATCTTTTTCGGTAATCAATACGTCGTCATGAATATAGGCAAGAATTGGTTCATCGGAGCCCTCATACATTGCTTGATAAGCAACTAAAATATCCATTTCCCCCACAATACTGGTAGGATATAAATATTTTGCGTTTTTATCCCAAGTCGCTTCACATCTTTCTAGATCTGGATGAAACCAAGTTGCAATTGCATATCTCATTTCGTTTGAAAGACGCATATAAACTCCTTAATTGTGGACTACCAATGGCTGGCTAATTCTGCTAACCTTCATTTGCGCACTGACTACTGCTTCCGCAAATGCTCCATCTGCGCCATACCAGCCGTACTTCATTGGAAATCCGCCGATTTTTTCAAAAGATTTTTTGCGTACAATAAATGATGTTTTATCAATTGCTCCATAATGCGGCTCAACAGATAAATAAATGTGAACGCCAGTAGGATCAACTGCATCAGAACGACCATGCACCATGTCGCACATGACAAATTCAGAATTTGTAATTTCACTTGCTTGAATCATCCTTTCGGCAAATTGGGGGACAATATAAGAATCATCATTGGGGAAGCACAACCATTCACCGAAAGCCTTCCCTGCCCCCCATTCCGATGCTTTATACATCTCTTCATGCTGATGCGGTTTTCCTAAAGGCTTTGGGAAATAAAACATTCGCTCCTCATCAAGCAGCGTGTAATTAAAATGATCTTGGGTGAAATCCGAATCGACAACTAAAGCTTCCCATTCGGGAATTGTTTGGCATTCAATAGCCGACAAAATGGTTAGTAAAGAGCGAGGACGCTTTATCCCCCAAGCGGTAATGATAAAGCTGATTTTCGGATGCTCACTCATATCGCACATTCTCCGGAAACCGCGGTGTAACCTTAATCAACCGATGTTTTTGATCGCCAAGTAAAGCACGAATTGTCGCCTCAACTTCGGTTCCATCGAAATTACAATCGTCGAAGGCAATGTCAATTCCTTCATTCAAAATTGTTTGCGCTTTAAATTCGGCATAAGTTAAGTGTGACTTATACGGCCGGCAATAAAAAAAATCCGGCATAGGGAAATTTTCGGCGGTTAAAAGAAACAAGTCGGCATCTCTATGTATATCGCGATGCGCAGTTAGAATGCCTACTTGATGCCCCGCCGCTTGCATGGCAATCATCAATTCACGAAAAAATGACTTGTGACTCCATACGGAACCGTCAAGATCCAAACTGATTTTCATGCAAATCCTGCTTTGTCAAAATTCCTAGTCCACAGGCAACTGGCCAGTTATAATATGGAATTCCGGTTTCCGAAGAAATTGCCATTAGTGCTTCATGTACCGGAGGATTTGAAATCGTATCGTGAAATAAAACGATGCTTGCATGATCCACTGCCCAACGGCCACATTGATACGTATCTTCAAATGTATGGATAATATCAATGTGAATTAAGTCAAAGTAAGCATCCTTAACCGTTTTGATCCAATCCTTATAGTCAACGCGAAGTAGGCTGATATTTTTAAAATCCTTTAGTGTTTTGCGCGCTTGATTCCACATTTCGACGCTATAATTATCAATGCCCAAAACAACAGAAAAATAATTGGCAAATGCTGATGTTGAAAAACCGTAGTCTACACCAAAATCAATCATCGAACGATGATCGATTGAGTAACGAGTTAATATATCATTGATAATTTCTTCATTCGGGCGCCATGCCGTAGGAACATCTACTGTATGAACCGAATGGACAAAGGTTACAGGAAAATATGGAAGCGAATTAATTACTTGAACATCTGGCATATTAAACTCCTTTAAAATTGATACAGTTGATTCCTTCAATCACCCATTTTTCCCAGTTCGGCCAAAGATTGTTCCAGTTATACTGCGGATTGAGCGCAACGCGTTTGCCCATCCATTGCTCTGCGCTCATTGCCCAATCTGAAGCTTGAAAAACAGGACGCTTACATGTGAATAGCCCTTCGTCTTGATAAGCAATCGGCTCTACACGCATTTTGTCTTGAACAAGTTCAGCGCCGCCAGCATACGATCCGGTAATGACTGGCGTGCCGCAAGCTTGGCTTTCCGCTAGCGGGAATCCAAAACCTTCGGAGCCAATACCCAGTGTCAAATTGCAAGCTGAATACGCTTGCGCCATTTCGTCATCAGACAAAATTCCAAGCGAAATTGCAGCCTTGTCTACAAGATTGTAATCAACCAACATCGACGGAATCGACCAATTTCGTTCAAGGCCATCGGTATGAATCCAAAGACGCACTTTGTGCTTTTTTGCTAGCAAAGCTACTGTCTTAATACCCAAAGCCCAATTTTTTCTGGCTTGGTTTGTTGCAACAATGCCAATTAAAATTTCATCTGAAAGCACGGAACCAAGTCGCGGGCCCCTTTGAAGTGTTTGTGCTTTAGTGATAGAACCGAACTTATAGCGGCAAACTGGACGATTACGTTCATAAAAGACACTGGTGTCGATTCCATGCGGTAGCCAGTCCAGATTCCGGACTTTTGCTGCATCACTGCCAATGGTTTGTTCAACAACCCCTTTCGCCCACTTTCCATAAGCCAGAATACGGTCAAACCCAAGGAGCGTCTGATGAAGCGGATAAGTTAATTTGTCGTTTGGGCCGCTGGCATCGATCGGGAAATATCCCCATAAGCGAAAGGGCGCTTGCATAAGCCAATTACGTAACACCTGATACGGTCCCAACATTTCGCATCGTGCTGGTTGGGAGAGCCACATAAGCCGTGAGGCATCCCAGATCGTCATGCAAATGCCTTTTTGTTTACCAGCAAAATCTTCCCAAATTTCCGGAAGCGTTGGAATAATCCATTCAGACATACCTTCGATCACATATTGCTGAAAACCTAATTTTCTAGAACCAGCACCACCATATCCAAGCGTTGCAACACGGCATATGTCTTTTAGGCTTTCGTTCATACGTACAGCAAGATCACGAGTTATTCGACCCAATCCGGTAGTCGAAGACGGTGCATCGCTAATAATTAAAATCGGAATAGGCTCTGTATCATTCATTTTTTACTTCGCTTTTGCAATTGATAATTTCGGGTACGAAACGCGCTTTTTGGGCTTCCATGCATCTAACTCGGCTTTCGTGATTGGCGGTACAGGGGGACATTTAGGAAGCCTCGTTTCAGCAAAATGCACTCGACAGCAAGGATCAATATAAATTAAGCCACCAACCGATTTTCCCCCGTACCGACAAATGCATCCTGTTTTTACATTAACGACGCGATCCAACTTGGCATCAATGCTATCTTCAGCCACCTTACTTCTCCTATTAGTGCTTGTCATAGGCAGTATCATGCATTTTTGTTTTTTGGGCAATAACTTTTTAAGTTTATGCTTGCATTTTCGCTGGCATTCGTAGATAGTTTTAAAAAGGCATTGGTTATGAATGAACAAGCTGTAATTAATCCAGTATCTATTAGTCAAAATGCTCAAGCAGGTGCCGCAAGAATGAAAAACCTTACCAGCGAGCAACGACATGAATTAGCAAGTAAGGCAGCTAAAGCTAGATGGTCTAATAGAAACAAAAAGATTGGCGATATACTCCAAAGTTCAACTTTGTCGTGTAGGGCATTAAATGATAAGTCTGTATCTACACGTAACAAGACACGCAGGCACCTTCGTCAATCGGGTAATAATAAAGTTTTTGGCGTTGCCCTAAGCGCGGCCGAAAAAAGGTTGGCAAAAGCAATTGAAGAACGCGCAAAAGCTGCAAATCTTTGGGCGGTTCTTAATGCCGAAATTCCTTCGCTGCAGCAGACAATTGCGGCACTTAGGAATCAGCAGACAGCGATAGCATCGTTAAGCGATAATCTACCAAATCGCTTAGAAGCCAACCAGCCTGATCTTGCAGCAATCGTTTCCGATTCCCCATTACCCGCAGTTATTCAGCCAAATTCTATTCAAAATGTCATTCATCCACCACGAGCTTCACGTGCTCGCGGTGCGGCAGTCAGCGCCAACTTGGGAGATAATGAAGACGAGAACAAATTTCTTAACGACAGTGACGTTGCCAGCGGCGAATGGCACTAATGCGCGAACCTTCAGTTTCGGTAAAACTTCAAAAAGTTTGCGGAAGGGATAATATGCTGATTTTGAAAGAGATAGAATGAGTATTGTGCCGCTCGTTACAATTGAAAAGCACAAATTTACGCGGTTCGCGGAAAGCAGCTTGTGGCCATTCAAAACAAAATAGTTATAATTGTGTTGTAGCAACGGTTTTGTAGTGCATCGAACAGATGCAACTTGGCCATTTACGATTTGGTCGTGCGGAAGAGTATGTAGCAACGGTTTGTAGTGCATCGAACAGATGCAATTAGAAACGCCTCGTTTTCAAGTCGCAGTTGTTCCGTAGCAACGGTTTTGTAGTGCATCGAACAGATGCAACTATGTGGTTTGGCTAGATCCAAGCCACCAGCTCGAGTAGCAACGGTTTTGTAATGCATCGAATAGATGCAACAACGCACTATTGCGCAATCACTCTAAATACCCCCTCTTTCGGCTCGCCGCCAGAATGACACGGCTTACGAAATTGGCATTTATAAGGCCAGTCACAGCCGGTCATTTGTTCATCGGGTAGTGTATTTAATTTTTCAATTGCTTCAAGCTTACGCATCATTAAATCAAGTATATGTTTTCGAGTAATCTGGATCGGCACATCAATTTGAACCGTAAAGCAATGATCTTGAAGAACGCCATCATCCAACATTGCTTGTAACCAATCGTGCGTAGAAATATCGCTAAAATCCTCTCGCCATACTTTATCCCAATTTGAATTAAATGGCACAGTGACATCATTTTTTTTGCGAAAACGCAGTTTCTTATTTCGTGGGTGCCGAAATCCCTTTGTCCATGCCGAATGTCGCTTTCCACTTCGGTTCTGACCCAGCACAATAACTACCTGCTGCATTGGCAAACCATATGCACAAACTTCACCTAACGAAAAATAGGATCGCGCTTCGCTGTAATGCCGTTCATCGGACCAATTCGATACTAAAACAATCCTTCGCAAATGCGAACCAGACGGATCAATATAAGCAGAAGAATTCCATTGCAACCCTTGCTTTCCCAATAGCACTGGTGGCGGTATACCCCAAGGTTTTTCTTGTTGTTTTCGTATAGCCGTTGTTACAATGTCGGCAATCGAAGCCAAATGAACAACTTGGTCATGCACATTAAAGTAATTTGTTTCTAAACCAGGTTCGAGGCCGAGCGCATAAACTTGTTCACCAGCAACCTGTCCCCAATCCTTACGCTCCATTTCCATAACACCAATTCGTATACCCGCTTGAAGCATTTGAATGTCATCCATTTTGTATTGCTGCCAAGAACGCATCCAAAAAGCCATGCGAGGACATCTTTCGAACGCAGCAAGTATTTTAGCGCTTGGTTGCATAAGGACCATATTATGACTTAATATTTTCAGCTAATTATCTGTTTCGGGCTCTTCTTCTTCAGAATCTGATTCGTCTACTTCTCTAATTTCTTCGACAATGTCAGTGGCAACTTCCAAAGCTGATCTTTTAATTACAAAGCCATCAAGAGCCGACTGTCCCGATACATAAAGCACACATTGTTTTTTATCAGCCGCCTTCACAACCGTTACATTAAACGGATTAACAAAAAAACCATCATCGATCTCAATCAGGCTAAACATTAAATCCATATTTATTTAACTCCTTACGCTTTACGGAATGCAGTTGCATAAAACATTACGGCATTACTTCCGATTCTCCAGTTTCAGTTTCTTCTGGTGCCTCAGTCTGCGTTTCCCCGAAATTGTCAGTTGGCATGTCAACAGGTGCCATTTTCTTAGCTTGCTCCCGCAACTGTCCAAGAGGTTTTGTAGCAGATGGGCTAGCAGCCGCAACGCCTAATGCTACCAATGCAGTTTGAAGCTCGGCTGGAGTACGCGCAGCTTCAGCTGCCTTCAGTGCATTAACACCCTCAATTTTAGTCATTATATTGACAAGGGGAATCGCTGGCATGCGAATTAAAGAACGCCAAAAAACACTCCGCAACGAATAGCCATGAACAAAACTATATCCCGAGCCTGCCGCAGCTCGTGCGCGATCCAAAATATCCGCAGCTTGGCGCAGATTAGATATTTCCTCGTGAGTAAATGCCCTTCCAAGAATGCCTTCTTGTTCAAGGGAGTTCAACCGATTTACCAAGTTGGGGCCCAAAATACGAGTCTGAACTGGTGTAAGTCCAGGTGCTTGTTCTGCTGCCGGCGTTCCCTTGGTAGCTTTTCTAAAAGCATCCGCTACGTCTCGCAATGCATACCCTTTAGACCATAGATGATTAGCTTGCACCCAATTTTCGTAAAGCGGCGTACCTTTAAGTGCCGTTTCCATGCCTTCATTCATTGTACGGATCTCGTTTGAAATAGCATTTCGAGTTGCCGCATCGGCAGTCGAGCGTTGCATCTTTAAAAGTTGAGAACGCACTTTTATATAAGCAGAAATCGGTGTTCCATGCCCAGAATCGTCAATAATTCCATCTTTAACAAGCGCATTCCAACGTTCCGGATTTGTCGCCTTAGAAATTCGTGTTCCTCCCCACTGAATTGATCCATTTTTATCGGGTCGAATTTTACTTAAATCAACACTTTCATCGCCAAAAGTAACTCCCAATTTTTTAGCTCGCGACATTGCTTGCTGCGTAATTTTTGATACGTTTTCAAGACCATCAGGAACGGTGGTCAAAGACTTATCTAATGCAGCATACATAGGCCGTGCTTTGGCAAAAGTTGCATCAGCAGCTTCCTGCATGGCCTCTCCTGGTTCTTCGGCCATTGGCCCAATTAATCCAGAAGTCTGCTGTGCTGTTTTTCGAATTACATTCTTGACGGCAGTTTGTTGAGCTTGCGCTACCTTTTCAAACTTTGCTGGACTTACACCCATTCTTTTAAAGCCAATTTGCTTTCTTCCCGCTGCGGTCTCCGGCCGTGCTTCTCCTACTAGTACAGGAACTTTTTCTTTAGCAATTGGAACATTTACCGGTCCATATTTTTTTGCAGCCGCTTCACGAATTGCTTGAATTCCTTTTCCCCCCAGCGTGCCAGCTTTCTTTCCTAGTCCGCCCATTGCAATGGCTTGCCCAAGGCCAAAAGGAACTATTTCTGGACTTTCTTTAAATTGTTCGGCCGTTTCGCTAAAAATGGTTGGTTTGCCCATTGCAGCTTCAACGGGTGCAGTAACGACACCGCCGATCCCCTCCAAGGCACCAAGCGCCGTTTGAACAGGATGCCGTGGCACGCTAAGCGCACCAGCTGCAACATTGCCAACATCACTGGCTAGCATTTCGCCAGTTGTTGCCCCCTTCGGCCGTTGTCTCGGAACGGCAAGAGCTGCTGTCGCTCTTAACGGATGGCGAAGCAGCGCCCGGCCCCATTCTTTACCAGACGGCGCAGCAGCAAAAGATGGACCAGCCTCAGTTTGGCGCGCTGGATCAGCACCGTAATCTTTATTAAACCGTTCCTGTTCGGTCTGGTTAGCAAAACTCCATCCTTGTGGCCGTTTGGGCACATTGCTATAAGGCAAGCCAATTACTTGCCCCTGCGGCGTTCGCATCTGATAGATGCCTTCACCACGTGGATTGGCCGTCAGTTCAGACGGATATGCAATTTCAGAATACGGATCTGCCGTTGCAGCAGACACAGCAATCGAAGCATAAGGATCGGTTTGTAGTTGTTTATTTGCCATTACGGCCCTACCAGATAGCCATGTGCTTCAATGTCTGCACGAATTTGGGCATCTGCCTTTCCCTTATTTTGCGGTAATCGGCGCGCCGCCGACAAACTCACCGTCTTTTTACCGGGGGTTCCATCGCCAGCACCAGGATTTCTCACACCAATACCACGTTCAGCATTTAGCCGATCCAAATGCTGCTTTAGTACATCCACTTTTTCATGCGCCAATCCGACCATTTGCCGCATCTGTTCAGGAGCCAATGTTACGCCCGACAACAAGCCACGATTATCAAACCGCGCTACGGCACGTGCCAACCACGGAGCGGATTCCACAGCCTCATTCCACACCGCTTGGTTGATGCGAGCGCCTTTTTGCGCTCCTAGCGTCATACCAATATGGTTTGCCACAAGGGAAATCATTGCTTGCTGATCGCCGCGCAAGGCATTTCTCAGGTTGTCGTCCATTGTTTTTGTTCTGTCTACAGATGCCTCGTACGCCGTTTTGGTATCGATGTAATCCTTCGTTCCCTTCCATCCAATTACGCGGCCTGGTCCAGCAGCCCCTGGCGCGCGTGACGGAGTAGCGGTAGGTGTCACAGCACCACCAGCTTTAGGTGGTACTTGACGCGGCATTTGACGACGCGCTTCCCCTGGAGTTTTTGGCACAGACGGCGCACTGGCAGCACTACGCGCAGCAGCAGGAACAGCCGCTGGTGCCGCTGTACCCGCCATCGGCGCGGAAGGTGCAGCTGCGGTGCCACGTCCACCTCCCACAGGAACAGAAGTATGCGTCTCAGGAACTTGAAAAACTTGTCCAGTAGCTGGATCAACATAGTGATAAAAACCAGTCGTAATTCTTCCCGTTAAAGATGCTGGCGGCACCAAACCGTAATTTCTTGTACCCGCAATCTCCTGGTGTGTTCTTGCATCTAAATTGACCGAATAAATCTTTCCTTTTTCGTCTCGCGCCCATGCCGTCTTTGGTTGTAATTCTTTAGGCGCACTTTTGGCTCCATCCAGCAGCTCATCGGGAATCCGCTTTTTGCTCAAATAAAACCAGTCCCCGCTTTTTGTGTCTTGTTGAGCTGTAACAGTCGTTCCATCCGACAAAATAATGCTTTGCGTCTTAAAGTTTTCAGCCGTAGGCTTCGGTTCCGTAACCTTCCCCGTCCGCGCAAACTCTTCCTTTACTTCCTTGGGCGGTTGAGCTTCACGACCCATTACTTCTTGATAATTGGCTACGTACTTTTCCCAAGCGGTTTGTGGAGCAACATATGCTGGTGCCCCTGCCGCCATTCTTTGCGCCTCCGCTCGCGCTTTTAACTGTGCCGGCGTCTGTGGCCCTTGAACCATATAGGCCGGACCAGTTGGAACCCTTTCGCCACCAACTTCCACTGTTTGTTGTCCAATCAACGGAGTCGTAGCCGCTGGCTGCTGTGGCCCCTTCGTCAAATGCAGCAAATGGCCAAATTTTTGCAGCGCACCTGGCTTTTGCGCAAATAGGCCGTTCCGGCTTTCGATCGCCTGTTGCAGAGCATACTGCGTTTTTAAGTATTCGGGGGTTCCAGGAGGAACCGTTGAAAGTTTTGTCTGCAAATTGCCAATATTTTGCTGTAATTCGCCGAATTGAGTTTGAAATGCTTCGTCAGATATTTCCTGCTTTCGGGCAGAGCGCTGCTGCGCAAGTTGCGAACCGAGATTCCAACCACTTTGCCATGCTTCGCCGCTTGCCATGTTTCACTCCTTATTGACCGCCCAACCAATAGCCCTGCAGACCACTCATAGCGCCTCGACCTGCTCCAGTGTTAGAAAGCGCACCGCCAGCGGCACCCAATCCAAAAGATTCTGCCGCTCCAATTCCACCAGTAATACTGCGTCCCAAAATGCTGTTTGACCAATTTTGCATCTGTTCCTGCGATAACGTTGCCTGCTGACCGAGTGCTTGCATGCCCATGCCCAAACTGCTAGTCCCCAAACTTCCCAAATTGCTTGCCGCACTGCCTAGCAAGGACGAAACCATATTGCTGATATTGCCGCGCGTGCTTGTATCGATGCCAGCGGCGGCTGCGGCAGTTCCACCAGATCTCGTTCCAAATTGCCCAAGTTGCTGTTTTTGCTGCTGACCTTGCTGCTGCATTGCATTAACTTCCGGGGCAAGTGTCTGACTGATTTGGGCTTGGTTACCACCTAGAATCGAAGACCAAAAGTTGCTAGACTTATTAAGATTTGATTCACCCAAGTTTGTGGCGAAACTTCCGATAGCGCCAAAGTCCTTAATGTCGCTACCAAGGGTCGGATTTGAACCACCAAATAGGCTCGACCAAAAACCCATAAATCCCCCTCGCGCAAAACAGAAATGGCTCAAAGCCATTTCGGACTTTGAGCCATTGCTTGTTCCCCGTTGGGGAGGCATGTTGCTCACTAATGTATCAACAGAATAATCCTAGTTTATATTTATAACAACATATCTAATTCGCCCTATTTCGACCTTATTTATGCAATTATACTTACGGGCAAACAACATTCCAATAGTATTCAACACCTGCCGTTAATGCAGTTGATCCAGAGTTTATAGTATATGATGTACTTGAACTTGAATTAATCCATACAGATTGAGCGAGCGATGTATATCCACTTAGTCCCGCCTGCCAAATCACTGGATAAGTCGTATGGCCTCTCGATGCTGTGAACGTAATTGTAAATAGCATAGAGGAAGCTGCTGGTGACGTACCTGTTTCAATTGCAACTGTATGATTGCCATCAGTACCCACAATGCTATAAGTAGCACCGGTTCCTGCACCGGAACCAATTGTAATATTGCTTATCGATAATGTACCTCCTAACCACGAAGAAGAAACAGATGATATAACCCCATTTGATATAGTAATTGTGGAATTATCTGGCTTCACTAATCCAAATTGACTAGTCGAAGCAATGGGTAGCAAACTAGCCCAAAAATTTGTACTATCGAAGTAAACGATAGAAAAGCTTCCGCCATAAAGTGTTACCGAAGCCGCACCATTAACCGTACCACTTGACGGCGTAAGAGTAGCTGTACCAGTCCCCAAATTGACGATAGTTGTAAACCATGGTGCCGAGACGTTAAAATTTAAAGTAATAGCCACAGCCGATGAATCATCGATTAGAATCATTGCGCCATCATCGGAACTTTGCGTTGTATAACTTGTAACTCCGACTTGATTGTCAACAGTCCCCAAATAATTAAAAAATGTAATATCGCCTTTGCTGCCATTAAAAGATGTGACCACATTAAGCGAAGACGAAGAGGAAGTAGCCGCCTCAGTAATAAGTTTTGTGACGGTTTCGGTGGTAACAGTAGTCCCGTTTGCATACATTGTGTTAATCGCTTGGTCATGGTCATTCAATGTATTAAAAACTCTTCGCAAATTTAAAGCGACTTCTGCGGACGACGGGTTGTCGTCTAATGCTGGCCACTTTTTAGGTGCAATGTAAACAGCCATTTAAATGCCTACTTTGCCTTTGTAGGATTTTGCTTGGCCCATTTCGTACAATCAGGACATTTTTTGTTCGGCCACGGTACTGTGCCGATTTTCCCACATCGATCGCAGCGACGTTCAGTAATCGTAATTTTTGGCATTAGACTTGCGCTCCTGCGTTTCCTGCTGATCCACCAAATGGCTTTAAAACCGTATATGCCTCCGTTCGGCCCCACTGCCCAATCCAAACCTCTACATCATTTTTAAACAAATAAAACGGAGCTGTCGAACTCAATCGATAGCTCAACAACTTGGTCTTATTTGCTGGAATTTGAACTTTTTGCTTTATAAACGATCCACTTGTACTTGGTACCGCTAAGGTGATTGTTGGCCAAGCGTCAAATACCAACGTTAGTGTAACTGCCGTTGTTGAAATCATTGGAAGATTCATCATTCGCACATGAAACCAACCCTTCATTCCATGCGAAAGCATTTCTGTTTGCCATTCTACCGTCGATTCTGGATACGGCAAACTGACCCAGTTGATGCCCCACAATTTCCACCGAACTCCATCCGTAGACACCACTCTTCCAATATGGCTCGTAAATGGCGGCGTAAATGTCAATGGAATTTTTTGCTGACCGTTTAGAGTAAAGGGCGATTCATTGGGAACATGAAGATTTCCCAGCTCATCCTCGACAGAAATTGCTTTTGCGGCATTGAAAGTGTCGGCCTCCAAAATCAATCCCTGCACAAAATTCAATCCCACACTTCCCAAATCGCCCCAATCCGTGGGCCTATCTTGTGTCGCTTCCGGTAGAGCAATAAATGTCGGTTGCCAAAGATCGATATAAGTCGTAGAGTTTGTTGGCCAACTTAAAACCGCTTCAACATCAATCACGTCTTTCGCATAGCCAGAAGTAAAATCGATGATGTAGGGCTGAATCGTTCCGTTTCCGGTTAAACTTGTCGGGCTAAAGCCGGTCAGTGCTGTTTGGTAGCGATCTGTATATAGCGAGACCGTAACCGGATTACTGGTTGCCACAAACGCTTTCAGAAATACATCGCCTAGTCTTTTAAATGCTCGCGCATCTCCGGTGTTTACCGCGCCAGTCGCCACTACGGAAGTTGCCGTCTCTGTTCCTCCACTTTCCAAATCGCGCACAGTACTGTCCGTGCATCCTACCAGCGTATCGTTGACTTCAACTCCTTCTTCAAGCGCATGACAGGTAACCGTAGTTCCATAAACATCGACAATCCAGCCCTTGGCTACGACATCATAAACCAGCGTTCGCGGATTTCCACTGGTGTCTTCATAGTCGTAATACAAGTATCCATTGGCAAACGACAAAGTTTGTTTATTTGGTAATAAGTCATTGGGCGGATAGATTGTATAGCTGGCAATCGTGACTGCTGCCGGCGTTGAGCCTTCATGAGGAAAAAGATTGTAGAGCTGAGAATCGGTAATCGATTGGCTCCCCGAACCCTTTGGCGAAACGTAAATTCCGTCTTTGGCGCGGAAAAAAACATTCATTCCCGCTTCCGTGCAAAGGCAACTGCGTATGTAAAGGCCGCGATTGGTGATTGACTCAATCAAATTAAAAGCGCTTCCCTGCACTCCGCTAACTGTGGCCAGCGCAGAGGTATAGGTCGGATCGATAATCCATGCACGTTCCGTTGAAAACACCATTCCTACGCCGTTTACAATGCATCCGTTCATTAACGGCTCGGAAGGCGACGTGACTTCGATTTGATTCGTATCCGGTGCCGAGTCCGGATTGTTTCCTTTTGTAAAATAAAGCGTCCCTGGCCGGTACGGATCATTGCAAGCAAACATATAAGCAGTGTTATCGGTCGGTCCCCACATCGATGGCAGCGGCCGGGCTGCCAATATCGGTTCGGCAATGTTGTAATTAAGATTAGTTCCGTCAGGTGCATCAGGCAGATACATTGTTGTTGTTGAAGTCGGGCGCGAATATAATGTATATCCTAATTGCGTAGGAGATCCGATCAAAATAATTGTTCCTGGCAACCAACTTGTGTTGAACGTGTCACCACTTACCCATGTAATTGTTCCGCCAGAAATATTAATTACTCCGCTTTTGGGCGTATCAATCGATGGAAATGGTTCAAAATTATCCGTACTGATCGTGCTATTATCTTCCGCCGCTGAATCTGTAACAGTATCTTGAATCGGTGTGTTATAACCGCTTGTCACGCCCAAATTGTCATTTGGCCCGGTAGCAATGTACGTATAACTTGTTAAAGTAGCATCCATTCTGTAATAGTCAACCTTATCGACCTGCGGATCAGACGAATATAAAGATGTGACCGTGTTTGCCAGTACCGGCGTATCTTGAATAGTGGAGGCTGGCGAAGGGTTCGATACTGCGCCTGTCTTTGAAGACCGATAAACATATTCATACGAAACATTGGTTCGCACATTTGTAGAGAGCGGTGGAATCGTTGCAACAGCTGCTCCTGGCGTCGGCGCGCAAGTGATAACCATTGTTCGTCCATTGTGATACCAATAATCCCAATCAGCTTCGCAACTATAAGTACCGGGTTCGCTAAAAGTAACGTTAAATGATGTAGTAACTGCACCACCTTCGCCATTTGGACTGCTAACTGCCATTAAGGGCAATGCACTTATCACCGTTTCGGTTTGAGCGCTTGGTCCTTTAACCGTTCCCAAGGAAGTCGTTGCGCCACCGCCAATTCCAAACATGACTTGATCTTTATTGACCATTTGGAATGCGTAAGTTCCAGCTACTGGAATATACAAACTTCCCACTATACAAACGTTAAAGTCTTGAAACCCTTGAGATTCCAATGCGGTTGCAAATAAATCTATTGTTCCTTCCACAGTTCCATCTGTATTGAGCGTTGTCCATAAAACAGGATTAGATGACGTATTTGGCGTTGAATCGAAAATTAGCGAGTTATTAGTTGATGATCCTGCTGCTGTGCTACTTGTACGCGAAGTACCCGATCCGGAATCTTCCGGATTTTTCCAAATGTACAAAGATACCGATCCAGAGTGTGGAGAGTCGCCCCAATAATACGCAGTAACAGTGTTGTAAAGCGAAACAACCGTTGCCGTAGCCGGTGTTACTACAGTCCAAGTAAGAGTAAAATTACCGCTGTTGGAATGAAAAGTGCCGCCTTGCGAGTTAATGCCTACATGCAGCTGCACCGCATTGACAGGAACAGTTAAAACGACCCCTGCACCCACGTTGTAGATGTATCCCGTTGTCGAAGAAGACGCTTCAGCAATTACATTTCCATTTATGTCTGTAAATGCAGCTACAACTACTGAACAACTGCTAGCTCCCGATTTCAAATAGTGCCCGGGATAAACAGATGTAACCCAACTTGAGCTGGAGGTACTTGGTGTCGCATTACTTACACCGTTAATCAGCGTTGCCGTCCCCGTTACACTTAAGGTAACCGTTGACCCTTCAATTGGCGTATTGATTACTACGGGATTTGTGTTTGCTGCGGTTTCAATGCCTCCAAAATTCCAGTTGGCGTTGGTGCCTCCGCGGTTGGTCCACGGCATCGCCGTCGCCGGTAATACATCGGTGCCATTTGTCGTATAACTTCCTGTGCTCACTACCGGCGCAACTTGTGGTTCAGCAATTCCAGTTTTATATGTCAAGCCATCAGACCGAATTTTAAGCATTCCATCGCAAACAAATGACGAACTTGTGATTGTAACGTCTGTAGATGAATCGCCTATATACATCCAAGGCTGTACGGATGCATTCGGCCGAAATGGTACCATGGATACAGGATTGCCACTTAATCCAGACGCTACTTTCGTCGAATTTATATACATTAATCCAGCCGCGCCAATGATTCGAGCATAACCTGATGTTGGGCCACTAGGCGTCGAATCGTTAAGTCGACGCATTGTGTGCGGTACGGCACTCAACGTATCGAGAGCGCTCGATTGCGTTGTCCGGCCAATCAATCGATTCTGTAGATAGCCGCGAACATTTTGGAGATAGGAGTATTCCCCTGGCTGTGTAATTTGGTCAACAGCCTTGACAGTATTTATGCCACCTGGCTTAAACCGAATACCATCGTTTGCCCGACCGTAATTTTGCGGATTTGCCATATCTATTTTGTCCCGCTAGTTTTTTGGTTGGCATTATTAAATCTTTCCTGATTGCGATCCTGTGCTTGTCCGCGTTGTGCCAAAATGTCGCTAAAGCTGCCCATACTTTTTAAACGTGTATTTTCAACAGCGCATGCCTGAATTGCTCTCGATTCCAATTCCAATGCCGATTGAAACTCAGCTCCTCCTTGCTTAAATGCTGCAAAAACTTGAGCCAAATCCAAAACAATATCCCAATCTGATCGTGAAACTTGCACGTAATCGGTATCAGAGGACGGCACCGGCGCATTGGCCAGCACCGTCACTCCGATACTTGAGCCTTGGGGAGCCGCGATCATATCGATTCCGCCTGCTACCACGCAGGGCCCAAAAGTTGCGGGAGTTGAATCCCACTCCGGCTGATACCGATCCATGGCCGCAATCGACGGTATATCCGTTGCTGCTCCATTTACCTTTGCCAACATAATCCAAGGTGTTTTCAGCAACAAATTCAAACCATCCTGGTATCTGCGCAAGCAATACGACGCTCGCTGCCGATCAGTAGCCTCACTTTCCATACCCAACAAATCTGCAATTGCACCCCAAATCAGCACCCATGAAAAGTCGTTTGGAATATTTAAAAGCGTCGCTGTGGGCGGAATAAATGCAGCACCAGACTCAAGCACAATTGCTTCGTATTTGCCCGGCAGATTTGGAGTAATATCGACATCCCAAGTAAGCGGCGGCTCTGAAGTCAACATATAGGTCTGCGGCGTTCCTGAGCCTAGTTCGTAAAGTGGCGCTTCATAAAATTCTTGCGCAACTGTATCATCGCGATAAAGTGTCGTCGGCGACCCTGTTACAGGCAAATACCGAACGCGCGCAACATCGATTATTGTGTCCGGCAAGTACGTACGTCTGGTATTTGGTGTCAGCGCAATCGAACTCAGCAACAATTGGTTGCAATTGGAAATTTGCAGCATTTCATCCCTACGATGCTGCAACGCCGTCGAAAATTGATTGATTGTAAATTGCGAGGTTCCAGTCCACGTACCCCCTGTCGGCGGTTCTAACAGCATGTATTCCATCAAGGTGTAGCAGTTGGTATCTGTAACTGTTCGTATCCGCGGCGAATTTGTCAAAGTTCCCAACGTATTCCAAAGGTTTGTAGCATAAAAAACATAATCTTGCTTCCAAGTAAACGTAAGCACATTAAACATTCGCAAAGCGTCGATAATGTAAAGTCCACATTCTGCATCTGTCCAAAACACATTTCCACTGTCCGCCAAACGAGCTGCAAGCTGTTGGCGCGCCGTTGAATACGTAAGCCAGGAATATCCAGCCATTACAAACCTTCAGCTTTTGCGCGCGCGGCCTTTTGTCGCTTTTGCTTTACCGGACTTTATCTTTTTGCCAATGCCTTGAATATGCGTAGTGGCAATTCTCATCGCGGCACGGCCGTTTGGAGCAATAAAAGTGCGGCTGGTATAGGAAGCGTTTTTTCCTTTGCCCTCACCGCTCACACGCACTATTGCGCCATTCTCAGCGCGCTCCACGCCTATGTTTAACCGTTCCAATCCAGATGCAGCAGCCCTTGTACGCTTTGCCATCGCTCATCCCTTTCCAGCCACGCGCTTGCGGCCTTTCTTTTTAGCTTTGGTCTTTCCCTTTTTCAAGCCGCTAACGGCAATTCCAGGAAACTTGGCATGCACCTTACGTCGTACTTCAGCTTTTTCTTGCGGAGATCCGTGTTGTGACACTCGTGCTAACGCGTTTTTTGCATGCGCAGGATCATTAATCGGGTAGCGCCGCCCTTTAATAGCAAACGCTTTGCTCGGCAGTTTTTGCCGTTTTTTGTAACTTAGTTTTGCCACCAATTTTCCTCCTTTCGGCCAAAATGAAAATGGCCCAAGGCCATTTCGGTCTTGAGCCATTGCTTCTTCCCCAAGGAGGGGGGGCATGCCGCTCGCGATATCTATACAATCATCCACCACTTATTTCTTGGTGGCAATCCTTTTTCTATGCCGACTCTTTTTTGCTAGCGGTTTACGAGGCCCAATTCGACCTTCCTTACGCAGATACGACAAAAGAATCGCTTTAGCTTGTTTTTTATTTCGTACGATCTTTCCGCCCTTTCCTGAATGCAACTGACCTTTGCGGAACTTTTTCATAATTTCGCGAGCGGGCATAAGCCCTCACTTTGCTGCGTTGACTCCTGACACAGCAGCAGGTTTAGATGAATTTGCCAACGTTGACACTGTTCCATGGATACCAGCAGAACCAAGTGCCGCTGTCAGAATCGTAAGCAGTGAATTGGTCGTGTAAAGTTGATCGGAAGGGATAGCCACCATTGCACCTAACGCATTCAAAATCACATTTAGAGCGATTGCGACCCAACCCGAAATATACGGTCCAATCAACGGTGATTGCTTTAATGTCTGCAACACGCCATACACAATTACAGCAATTGTAAGAATCTTTGCCGCAGGTGGAACTGTAAGTGTTATCCAAAACAATATTGTTGCCATACATTCTCCTTTGAACTCCTATGTAGTTGTTGTAGTATTTAAAAATTGCTGGTAACGATCAACCAATTCAGTTAAGTTTTTACCGCCCGGCTGTACATAATCATTGCCAGGAAAACTTGCCCAAATGTTCGAACAATTATTGATTGCCTCAGCAATTTGTCCGTCCTCAATGCTTGCTAAAGCGCTGCGTTCTTGTATTTGCCGAACAGCTACAGCATCTTGACTAGCTGTGCTAAAATCGCTTAAATGCAGCATCAACTTATAAGCTTCCCACCATTTAAGTTCTAACTGATAGCGACCGCTTGCCGTCGATGTAAGCCTCGTTGGCGTTAAACGTATAACTTTTGCAGGACGACCAAATGCAAATGGATGGTCTACATAGGTGGTAAAGATTTCTAGTCCAATTTCTCCGGCTGCTTCATCACCAGATACAATTACGTCGTAACCATTATTTTTGGTTAGTAAATGCGTGCTAGTTCCTTCGGACCAAGCAATGGTATCGAGAAAAGCGCGGATTTTAACATCAATATGCATAGTTTTAACGTCTACTGAAAAACCATTCCAATACACCACCAATACAAGTCCCGATCAAACTAAGTGCAGCCATGAAACCACGTTGTTGATCCCGCGATTTTTTTAACGAATTTACGTCAGTAATAATTTCACTTAGTCTTCCGTTAGTACCTTCAACTCCAACTAACATGTTCATTTTGGCGCGAAGATCCGCCATTCCTACTTTAACTTCAGTAATTCCATCTAGCATTTCCTGCTCGAATTGGCTCATTTTGCAATCCATTTTTTGCTACCAAATTACTAAATTTTTACGCTAACAATTAATGTTTATATTGTTAAACGGCGGTCGCTCCAGCTAGCAAACTAGTTAAGCTTGGATGGTTTTTCATTGCTAAATATGATTGGCACTGAATAATGTTATTTACAATCGTCGGTTGAGTACCTAGCGGATCAGTTCCTAATGTTGTTACAAAACTACTTGTATAAAGCGTGGTGCCACTTGTACTATTATCGGCGAACACATAACCATCGCTTTTTAGTGGCAAACTCGATCCATCATCTGCCGAGGCTGCATCGGCATATATTTCAAAAGAGACAATTGCTTGCTGTTTTCTATGTAATATTTGCACATCCGTTATACGCAAATATGCGGCAGAATGTGTTGTACCAAATTCATCTTTGTAATTACTCAATTGGTATGCCATTTTTCTCCTTTTAATGCTTTAGTAGTTTTGTTGATTAAGGTACATACAAGCCAGTCGCGGTAGACGCAGAGCAATTCGCAGTATTTATCGTAAGCGCGCCTACGGGAAGCGTGCTTGCTGTTGTACAACGATAAACTTGATTTGTGCCGCTATTTACTGATGTAGTGCCAGCAACTTGAAACTTATATCCAGAATCCGTAAATGTAGCAACCGTTACATCTCCAGTACCAAACCAGTTAATCATATTGTTATTTCCATAAAGCCCCAACGATCCGGAATTTGTTGTACTTCCACTTCCGTTAAAATTAAAATACATAAGTATTTCATTCCAGTTTGAATGTGCTTGCCCAAGCGCTAATGAACAAATTCCGTTAGATGTTGGAATGTTGGGACAACTAAAAACCGAATTGATGGTACTTGCAGATAAAGTGTTTATAAATGTATTGCTTGATGTACTGCTTTCTGTAATTGCTCCAGATGCTAAGCTACCGTTTACTTCCAACTTATAGCCGGAATCTGTAGTGGTGCCAATGGTTACATCGCCGGTACCAAACCAATTAATTATATGATCGACGTTAGACACTCCAGCCCATCCATTATTAGCAGTGCTATTATTATTTATATAAGTAAATCCTAAATTTGACTGATTATATGTTCCACTATTTACTCCGATGCTTATATATGTTGGTAATGAAGTTGGTAAATTTGGTTGATAAAAACTAGCAACAAATGAATAGCCAGTGCTTGTAGTATTTGTAAACAAGTTTGTGCCACTTCCACTTTCTGTAATTACTCCCGTGCTAATTGCTCCTAAAGCACTTACGCTAAATTTATTACTGCTCGACACCGCTAAATCCATTAAATCAGTGCCACTACCACTAGCGTCATTAGCGCTAATTATTGCTCCAGTTGATGTATAAGATCCTAACGTTTGATTTCTGTAAACATATAAAGTCGAATTTGTAGTAGAAGATGTAAGTGTTCCTTCCTGAACAAAATATCCTGCTGATCCACTTAAACTTCCACCATGTACACCTAAATTGGTTGTGCTTGATCCATATACTCCTTCACCGCTAGTGGCGTTCCCCCATATTGCTGTTCCACTAGTAGCGCTTCCTTGTATACCTACTCCCCCTGCTCCCGTTATTGATCCAACTATGCCAACTCCGGCACTACCACTATTGATAGCGGAAAGTAGAGCTACTCCTGCTACTGATCCACTAAACGTATTGGTTGTTGATCCGCTTTCCGTAATTACTCCCGTGCTAATTGAATAATGCATGGAAATACTTGCTGTGCCGGTAGATCCCAAATGAGCAAAAGTAAATGTAGAAGTTGGAGTAGTTCCAGTTCCAACAACGTTTTTAACGGTCCAAGTATCGTCAGAATCTGTTGATAAAGAATTGTAGTAAGAACCAATAAAACTTAAAACTGGACTACTAGCATTTAAGCTGGACGTTGCTCCACCAGTAGCCGTTGCATCAATAGGCCCGTAGAAATAACTGACTGGTTGAACTGATAAAGTACCTACAGTTACAACACCTGTAATGTAGATTGATCCAATTGTAGGGCCATTTGCTAACACTACACTGCCACTGCCTGTCGTGCTTAATAATGAGAATGTTCCACTTGACAACGAAGGAATGCCTGTAGAAGATGACCAGTTTTGACCTGTACCGCCAAAAGTAGTACTAACAACTGTGCCATTCCATGTTCCCGTAGTAATAGTTCCTACCGTTGCAAGATTTACAAGAGAAGTAAGTGTTGTGTTTGAAGTTGCAGTAATGTTTGCCGCTGTTCCGGTCGTATTTTGATTCCAAGTTGGAACAGTACCGCTTAATGAAGAATATGGAACTGTAGTCGATGCGTTGCAAATGGAAGATGATCCGTTACAGTAAAGATAACCAGTGTAGTTTTGTAAAGTGATCGCTCCCGATAAATTTGCTGCCGCCGCCGTTAATGTGCCAGTAAGCGTCGGACTAGCGGAAAGAACCACGTTGCCACTACCAGTTGTGCTTGCCGCAATTAATTGCGATGAGCTATTACTGCCAAGCACAGTTGCTAAAGTCGGTATTGCAGCGCCATTTACTCGTACTACAGTAGCCACCTGGGCCCCATTTCCAGGCCCTGCTGTCACATCGCCTGTCAATTGAGTGATGCCGGCAATAATATCCGTTCCTGGATATAAAGCTGTAAGCGTAACCGCCGATGGGTAAATATTTGGGCTTACGCCGCCACTCAGCACAACATCGTATCCTTGATTAATTGCCGCGAAAAATAGCCAATATCCAGGATTGGTTGACGACGCCGCATTCGCAGTAAAGGGATTGTTTAATATGGTTAGATTTGAATCAGCATAGATCGTCGCTAATGTAGTCGTACCCGTCAAATATACCGTTACTGAGCAACTAGGAATTATTCCTTGCAAATAATTTGACGACGACAATCCAGACGTAACAGACTGCGCGCCACCAAGGTTGCAATATCCGTTGGCTGCGGCAACTTGAGCAGATGCGCTAGCAGTAAAAATAAACACGCATAAAGCATATAGATGCTTCATCGTTTTTTCCTTTGCGACTACTTAATTCCAGTCGGCTTTACTTCTTTGCTTTCTAGCTTTTTTTCTTCTGGCTTTTTCTTTTCTTGTTCAGCCCGCAAAGCCGATTGTGTGCTTTGAACCTCTTGTTGCACTTGCGGAGCTTGACATTGCAATAATGCAGACTGTAACTGCAATATTTGCAATTTAAGCTGCGCAATTTGAGCCTTCAGCTCAGTTACAGTTGGTTCAGCTGCTTGTTGGGCTAAAACTGGAATAGCCAAAAACAACAACAATTCAAATACAATTTTTTTCATTTTTTTCTCCTAGTTTCTTTATTGAACAGTTAAACCAATCGCTGTACTTGCGCCGCAATTTGCTGCTACTGTTGTCAAAGAACCGACAGGGAGAACAGTTCCCGCAGTCGTACAACGATATATTGTTTGTGCTCCAATTGTTTGTCCCATAATATTAATTGGTCCTGTATAAGTCGCTGGAAGTGTGCAATAGGTAGCAGCACCCAATAATTGCCCCATGGCTACATAGGTTGTTAAACCATTAGTACAAAGCACTCCAAGACCAGTTGTAAAGGCAACTCCAGAAATTGCATGTGCCGTTGTTGTAGTATTTGCCAAAGGAAGATATACGTTAGCAACAGTAGACTTTCCAGCCGCCATTATTCCGCCGCTAATAAGTGTTCTGCCTCCTAGCGTCATGTCAACGTTGTACATAGTGGAGTTAGTGGCTTTTGCCATATTGGTGTTATAAAGAGCTATAAATGCGTTTGGTCCACCAGACGCAAATGTCATTGACCCTGTAGTAGCTTCTGCATAAAGCAAGCCATTTACAGTAAAAATGTATGAACTGCCAGACAAATTTACACCGTACTGGTGGTTATAGCATCCAATTCCGAGAGTTACATTGCCGCCGCTATAACTACCTCCATGACGCTCGCTTCTTGTAGTAGAAGAGCAAGTTGAATAAGTAACATTGCCAACCGTATTTAAGTCATAAATTGTCATTGGGACAGCATTGACAGTTACTCCAGCGGAAAACGTCCATGTAGAGTTATTAGCGAAAATTGTAGTTGCAATTGCAGGAAACGTAAACGCGATCGCTGTGCTATATGCACTATTTGGGCTAGCCCATATGGCAATCGGCCCTGTGCCTCCGCCGCTTATATAACTTGTTAAACCAGAGCCTAATTGATCTAAAGTTTTATACGGTCGCTCAAAAGTGCCGTCTGGTATATAGTAATCTGTACGATTTCCGTCTAAGTAAATCATTTGTGAATCAGTAGTTGGATACACAAAAGCCGTTGTGCTAACTGCAGTTTGATACGGTAGCGCCCCAACAGAACCATTTAATAAATTTGCAGAAGTTAACGACGATCCGCCGTTTGAAAATAAAGTATATGTTCCATTGTTGCAATAATATGGTGCCCATGTTGTAGTTAAAGTAAATATGGCGCTTCCACTGCACGAAGCAGGAAGGGCTGCGCCTGACTGAAATGAAGTAGCTGTATAATTCCCGACGATAATTTGTCCATGCAACGCTGTGATCAACGTGCCCGTTACAAATATTGCCGACAAAATTAAAATTAGCTTCTTCATCGCTCACCTCGTTAACAGCACCGATACATTTACCGGATAAGTTAAAGCAACTAACTTTACGCGGACATACTTTGCATAAAATGACGGCAATTCTATCCGTGTTACATACGAAGAATTTAGTCCGACAGTAATCGCATCCACCGTTACGTAGTGCGAGTCCATATCAATATCTGCGTCTTGAAGATCAACTTCAAAAGCACCAGGATTTCCATTAAAAAAAATTTCCAACGAAATGCCCCACGGGTAAAATGTGCGGTTGACTCTTTCGATTTGAAAAGCAATGCTTGCCTCTCCCACCGCGACCGTTTCGTTGTTCCACAAGTATTTCTGCTGGTTGTCACGAATTAATGCAGCTTGTGCTGTTCCCGCATATCCTGGCATAGTTATGCTCCCCATCCGCCAATATTCAATTGACCTTCGACCGTCGCATACGGTTCGCCAAACGCGGACGGCAACCGTTCCATCTTGCTGAAATAAAGATCAACAATACTTTTGTCCATCACGCGAATATGTTTAAGCCGGTCATCATATTCAGCTCGTGCGGCTTGTAAAAGAAATTGCCAATTAGCTCCTGCGCCGCGCTCCATCTCATCGCCCTTTTGCGATTCTTTCCACAAATAAAGCATTTCGTATGCACGTAACTTAACCAACTCGTCGTTAAGCGGGTACGGTACAGTAGCAGAAGGGCTACTAAGCACTGGCCAATTTGCTTGACAAGCAAACGTATAAGGAAGTTGCGTAATCGGATGTGGCCAAAGTTCAAAAAGCATTTGGCCATACGTTGCGCTTCCCACGCGTGTATCCATTTTGTACGGCACTACATAAAGCGGCTCATCAAAATCGGTTCGCTCAGCATCTTCATTTGCTAAATCAATTTCAGTTTTGCTCCACCAGTCCATATAGTTGTTATTGGTGGTATCGCGAATGTTGTACCAACGTTTAAATCCAACCGGTGCGGCATAATATGCCTGATAAATCATGTATGTACCATTAGTTTGTTTTGGCTCCATCCATGGCCGATCAATGGTTAATACAACCGCACTGGGGTTTGTCACATTTGCGGCAATAATGCTGTACAGCGAATAATACGGAACGCGTATTTGTTGTTGCGTAAGCAATGGAGGGCTAATTAAAGCAGCAATCCATGCGGCAGAAGCAGTTGCATCTCCTGTAATAGTGTTGGTAAATGGTGTAACCGTAATTGTTCCTGGACTAAGAAATTGTGTATTAGGACCACCAAGCAATCCAGGCGTAAGCCATCCACCATCGGTTAACTGAAAACTCCAAACGTTTTCATTTTGAATTGCAGCAAAAGCTTCATTGACTTTAGTGGTTACTAAGCCAAAGTTTGTTCCCGGAATTCCAAGTAACTCTTGTCGCATGTTTTGAAGAGCCACGTTGCGCTCCTAACAAAACGGCTCTTATGGGATTTCCCCACAAGAGCCGGGTAAGTGTCTCCGGGAGAAAGACGCTTTATTCCTGCTTAAAATTGCCCACAAAATCCGCCAATTTGAAGTTGCTCGGACGACAAAACGGTACTTGCAGTCACTTCAGTATTTGCCGAAGCGCCAGTTGCGTAGTACCATTTCAGTTTCCAAACGGCTCGAGGTCCAACTGCAGACGGAATTGGTCGCACATAGTAGTTTCCACTTACCGTCAAAACTTCGCCCGCAAGTGCATCAATGTAGTAATTGGGCAAATTAAGCGTAACTGTATCGCCACCAGTTACATACAAAGCTGGGCCCGTGCCATTGCCGACAATGATTGCGCGGCGACCGACAAAATCCGGATACAGCCCGTAAAGCACATTGAGAACCATAACCGCTCCTACTCAAGCTGCTCGGCGAAGCAGACTTTTATGATCTGCTTCGCCGTAACGAGCTGTTAGTCCTGAACCACAGGCACGTTGTTCATGTAAATTTTGAACAAGTTCGATACCACTGGCAAATCGATCGCTTGACCAATCGTCACGCCAGTCGGACTACCGGAAGCCGCGCGCGAATTGACAACGCCACCAGAAACCGCATCGATCCAGTCACCGATAGTCGTATCTGTAAACGAAGAGGATTGGCCAAGTACTGTAGCCACTCCCAATTCCTGAATAAACCCATAATTTCCAGGTGTAATTGAATTCAGGAACACAACCGGTCGTACTGCGGTAACCTTGTTGGAAAAGTCAGTTATCACATTGGGCGAAGTAGACAATTCAGCTGCAACCGTGCCACCACTTGTTCCAGTAATCGTCAGCGAAAAAGTTGGAACCGAAACGTAGTAATTGCCACCTTGCAACACAGTTGCCGAAGTAATAGTTCCAGTAGAGCCAACGACAACTTGGATCATTGCGCCAGTTCCGCCACCGGTGCCTGTCGTGGCCGCAATATTGTATACGCCTGTTGTCGCACCCGTTCCTGCCGCCGTGATAACAACGTTTGATACAGAGAAGCCAGGCCGCAGATATCCCACGGTACCGGTTTTCACATTTGTGGAATTAGCACCAGAATCAACTAGCACAAAGCGATACCGACCGGAATGAAGCGTGCCATTGGTGGTATAGGATGCGCTATTCGCTTCCTGCTCGGTTAAATCGAAATAATCGCCGAGGTTCAAGCCGCCAGCAGCAAATGGCAAGCCAGTACGAGGATCGGTCAATGCCGTCGGCGACGTAAAGTTCGCATTGTTAATAGCTAACCAAGTCGGCAAAATTGGTTGAAAAGGCATGATCGTCTCCTAATTTCAGGCAGTAAAGCCAAATGCGTAGCCATTGTGACGAGGCTGAGTGTTGTAGAGATTTGTGCCAAGCCGCATAAACAAAGCATCAATGCTTACGTTGTTTGGCATTGGTGCGCGGCGCAATCCAAAGTTCCAGCCCTTTTTGTTTGTCGGGCGGATCTTGAAGCTTTCCGGCTCCAGGAAGTAAAGGACTTCGGAAGGCTGAATTGTCGTATTTGACGGCAAACCAGAACCGGTCGGCGATACAGATACAGGCGCACCATTTTTTGTAAATTGCGGCGTAGTAAAGGTAACCGTTGCCGTGCTCGATCCAACGCCGTCAGCAAGATTCGTGTTTCCTGCTGCGCCGTTGGCCGGTGCCAATTCAAGATAGTTTTGTGCTTGGGCGGATGGTGCTAGCGGATCGGCATAAATGTCGACGCCATTAAAGTTCATACCATCCCACTTGATGTCGTGTTTGGTATTAGAAACGTCACGCCGCTGCGCATCGAGCGCGATGGCGATAGCCTTAAAACCAAACACATTCGTAATACCCAGCGTCGGATTGCCGCCGGTAACTTTGCACTGCGACCAGAGCTGCATCAACGAGGCAAAATCGATCAGCCCAGGAGCACCGGCCGATGTACCCAGAAATAGCGGCGTAGCATTGAGCGCAGTTCCAATATTCCCGTTGCGCGCTTGTCCGCCGTAATTGGTGTAGATATTGCCATACACCGAGTTATCAATACCGTTATTCAGCGCTTCGTCCAGGCCGTTGATCGTCTTAATACGGTTATCCTGAACGGTTGTTGAGGACGGTTGCCCATGGCGGAACGAATCCATCTCTTGCATGGTGTTGATAGTCATTACCATCGCTTCCATGTAGAGTTGGTATTCGTCCACAATCTTCGATGGACCGGAATTGATGACGCCGCCTGTACCGGAACCATCATCCATTTCCCAGTCATCCAGCGGATACCACGCGGCATAAGCCTTGGGCAGGAACTTGATGCCGGTGTTGATTTGCTGGCGGGTTACGGTGACGGTCTGGCCCGGGTTCACCGCAGCTCCCTGCGTGCGCCCGTACAAGATGCCTTCCATCATGCCGGCGCCACCAAGGAACTCATCCCAAACACCAGCACGGCGCAACTTAGCCTGGAACGGGGTATCGACAAACAGATTGTTATATACCACGTTCTTTCTGACACTTTCTAAGTTAGAAGCGTCTATTTCGTTGTAGAGAGGATCAGTTGGCATAATACGGTCAGCTAGGCAATAGCTAGAACTTTCTTAACTTTTGCCATTTGCTGCTCCTTTCGAAAGTGTCTCCATTGCTGGGTGTTTCTCCGACGACAATCCATCCAAGTCGGATCTTGAAATTTTTGCTTACAATCACCGTTTTTCTTCCAAAATAAAAAAGGCCCAAAACCATTAATGGTTTTGAGCCATTGCTTATTCCCCGAAGGGGGGCATGCGTCTCGAAAAACTTAATTCAGCGTCGTTACTTTACGCAGCCGCTTGTTCCATGTTTTGCTCTACAATTTCATGGCGGATCGCTTGCGAAGTAGCTAGTCGACGTTGTTGTTCATTCAAATTCAACGGATCTGGACGTTCATTTGCCTTTACGGCGCGCGCAACATCAGCAAACCGCGATGGTTGCGCAATACGAACGTCCGGGTTAGAGCCAATCTTTTCGGCCCATTCCTTATCTTTGGCTGATAACTTTTCCTGCCATTCTTTTTCTTTTACCGCCAACTGTTCTTGCAATGGCTTCACAGCGCTAGCAGCGACTTGAGCATCATGTTCTTGCTGCATTTTTTGCTGCATTTCCGCCTGTTTGCCAGCAAAGTCGTATTTCCGCGCGACATAATCGCGAAACGGGAGGCGCATATTTGTTGCTTCTTTTGCTAGCGAATCAAAAGGATCAGGTAAAATCTTGCCTTCGTTCAATCTGGCATATTCCTGCATCGCCCAGCCGATATTACTGATGCCATTGCCAAGACGTTCTTCAATTGCATCCACCGTAAAAACAGGCGAGCCTGGCGTTCCAGTTGCGGCACCTGCCACATAACGACCTTTGGGATCACGCGGTTGTGCGGCCGAAGCATTGGATGGATCTAAAGCTTGTGGCACATAACCTGGCGCATCTTGCGGAACAAAACCACCAGCGCGGGCAGCATCATTTTGCGCACGGTAAAAAGCTAATTGCGCTTCAAGATTGGCCTTTTCAGTTCCCCATGTATTTAGTGCCGGCGTAACGCTTTCATCGTAAAACTGGCGCCAACTACGATCAGCCAATTCCGCTTCTTCTTTGGCTTTCATAGCTGCTTGATGTTCTTGTTCGGCCTTTGCCGCATCTTCGGCTGCGGCTTTACGTTCCGCTTCAGCTTTAGCTGCTGCTTGCTGTGCGGCTTGGCGTTCACTGTCGGCGGACGTCAAAATGCCACTAAATGAACTGACCATCTTTGGATCAAGTGCCGCGATCTGTTCATCGGTAAGACCGGATTGCTTTAGTAACTCTGAAACTGTAGGCATAACCTTTTCTTCTCCCGCAATTTTTTAGTATTGTGGTTGCTGACCCATCGGCGTCGGTTGCGGTGGCGAAATAATCGCCGTCTGCATGTCTTGAATACCCTGAGAAATCTTTTCGGCTCCAGGTGCTAGCCGGGGATCCGATGCAGCAATCTGTTTCACTACTTGTGACCATTGGAAAAGCAATTGTTGCAATCCGCTAGTTGGTCCTTGTGACGGGGCCGCTGCTTGTTCAGGAGGTGGAGTTTGAACAGGCGCATTCTGCGGGGGCGCGCCGCCCCCTGTTGGAGGAGCGGCGCCTTGCGTTTGTTGATCGGGCATTGCTGTAGGTGTACTCGCCATTGGGTTCCTTTACTTAAGCCTTAATGGCGCTCTTTTTGCCACCACGTTTGCGACCACGCTTGCGGCCTCTGCCCTTCTTTAAGTGGCTTGCCTTAACCATTCCGATTTTGTGTCTCTTCGCCATGGTTATCTCCTTGGGTTGAAATAGAAATGGCTCAAGGCCATTTCGGTCCTGAGCCATTGCTTCTTCCCCAAGGAGGGGGGGCATGCCGCTCAATATCTTTTCGATGTATAGGACTTATCTTGTTTCATGTCAAGTCCTAATTACGAAATTTTTGTCCCAATGCCTAATAATTTTCTGATTTCATCCGCTACATTGTCCGGAATCTTTGTTCTTTGCTCCACGTTAATGCCTTGTACACTGCCGTGGTTATACTGCACAACCATTTTTCCAGTCGTTCCAATTGCCAAAAGTTCGTCATTAAGTTCACCAACATCTGCTGGCAAATCAGCACTTACTTCGGTCATAAAGTAATCTTTTTGTACTTTGATCTTTACAGGCATACATCTCTCTCCCTTTTATTCACTACGATTCAGTGACAACTGAACGAGGCGTTCCACCCTGTGCTCCTTTTTGTTTTAACTGCGGTGCTTTTGCTCCACTCGGTGGACGACCACCTTTTCCGCCGCCGCCTTTCCCGCCACCAGCACCTTGTGGCGGTTGCACGCCAAGTTGTTGCATCAATTGCTGGGCAGCTGCGGCGGCAATGATCTTAAGTTTCTGCATTTCAAGTTCTTCGTTAAACCACTTTTCACGTTCTGTATTACCGTTCACGTCGCCATAGTTCGGTACATCAAGCTTTTTCATAACTGTTGCCCAAGAAATTGGAGCATTTCCACGTTTTAGCTGCAAATACTTCAATTGCTCTTGCATTTGCGTAATGCGTAACAGCGTGCTTGGCACGGAAACTAAGCGAATTTGCCGTGTAAACCAACGCGCGCGCGTTAACCGATCGTACTGTGATGGAGATGACGGAAAAGTACCGCCAATCAGCTCATCGGGCATATGGCTCGGAACTAAATCGTCAGGATTAAAATCAAAAACCGCACGATCAATTTGATCGGGGCCAACATATTCCATAATTCTCGGCACATTAAACCATTGCAAAATAAGAAACTTCATACGCTGGCCAATGGCTTTATTCGCTTTTTCGATCCTAGCCGCAATACCCTTTGCAATCGGGCCAATTGATTCCAGCATTTTATCGGCGGTATCATTGGCCAAATTCATTTTGATATTTTGCAGATTTCCAAGATCTTGCAAGCCAAGTTGAGCCTGTTTGCAATTTTTTAGGTATTCTAAAAACTTAAAATGTTCTCCTTGAACACGAACTTCTTCGGGAAGGATGGATTGCATAATTTTCCGTGGTTCGCCATCCACACCGTAGCGCACATCTTCTTCAAAAATGTCGAAGTGTTCGATTTTCGGACCGCCCGTTGCGGTGTGATCGTAACCAATCGGCGGATTTAGCGTGGCAGTAATCACCTGATCGATTTTTCGTTCAATTTTTCGCGTTGTAATTTCGATTGAGCCTACATCGCCAACGAGCGAACGACCCATCGGCTCCCACGCCCAATCATCAACAACGTACTGAATGATCGGCATTTTCCCATCCCAATCGAATGCCGGTCCGTCGTACATCGGTCGATCGAGACCAGCCGATGTGATAATGAGCCGCAGATTGGGATACACGCGGCAGTCCTCAATGGATGCCGGACGCATATAGGGCATTCCGTTACGCATGCCACCAAATATCATTTGGCCAACAAACGGTACTTTGTAGAACCAGCTAGTACCAGGATCGCCCATTGGCAATTCATAGCCGGTATTATTGATACGAAGATCCCGAATAAATGTGTAACGAATTTCTGTATACAAATTGCCAAAACTTCGACCTTGTTCGCCGTAACGATAGCGTTCAGCATAGTCTAAGCGTCGTGCTTGTACTTTGGTTTTATAACTACGAGGGCCAACTGTTTGTAAAAGACCCTGAAAAAGCGGAAAACGTCCGTGCGCTTCCGCAATCGGCATGTAGTCATAAACTGTGTTTGCATAAGCATCTTGAACATCGTTAGTTCGCGGAATTTGAACCGGAACAACATCTAAAAGTCCAAGTGCGTCGAAAACGATCTTGCGTTCACCATAGCCATATTCATCGGCTCGCACTTTTGGCCACAAGTAACCAATACCCATTACGCTGGCATATTGCAAAACTTTTAAAATCTGGAAGGGAAAATCAGACTCTAGATAAACACATCGCGCAACCTTGGTAAGCATCTCAGCAAATTTTTTATAGGCGGGAAAATCCGATCCATAAGCGGCAATTTCACGAACTTCGGCAAGCGTTTCGCAGAATTTACGTATATCGTATTTAAGTTCGTTTGTTATTAAGGTCGAACGCGACTTATCACGAAAAATAGCATCAAATACACGTAAATTGGCACCTAAATTTTTGTAGCAAGTCTGGCCTTCCAGAAAGCCTTCGCCCTCTTGAATTTGTTCTTCAACCCATCCAGCACGAATGCTAGGGGAAGTTTCAAACTTTGGACATTGCCACTCGGTTGTTTCCAACTCCATTCATAACCACTTTCCTCCTCGGTAAAGTCATAGTAATAAAATTTTAGTTTCGCGTCTACATTAAGTTAATTATCGACCCTTTTCGTAAGCTTCACTGTGTAAATAGCTAACACGTTTTTCTTTAGTGCGATCTTCCCGCTTGTCATATAGTGCTAAATGCCGTAGCAGAAACTCCCGGTTGATTTCATTGCGAGCGTTCGACGCCAGCCACAGAATTTCTTTACGCAATGCATCCCTGATCGGACCTTCAACCATTTCGCGCCTTTGATTTTCAATTTCGCCGTTCATTGATTCCCACCAACGCATTTTTTCCGAACACAATTCGGCCTCGTGCGCCGTATTACAGACAACCTTTTCATAACCATAGGGTGCCGGATATATTTCCGGTAATCCCATACGCCATTCCTTTGTTGTCGGATTAAACCAAAATACAATTTTTCTGCTTAGCATGGCTAAATCAATCCCATCCTCCTACACATACGTTGTTGACCGAGCATTTTGATCGACTAAGCGGTGGATTGCTATCTGTCGGGGGCGAATAACGCCGTTGCGCCCGATCTGCTAACACATCCATATCGTGAATGGTGAAGTAAGACTGCGCAGCGGCACGTACACGATCATCGTGATAGCCACTACGATGGATCATTTTCGAAGCCCGGCCTGCAGCTTCATGGCGTTCTAGTGTTTTTAATTCCTCGATTAGCCATTTTGACGCTGGCCGGTACCAACCGCCATTCACGGCTTCGGTAAAACGCGTCATCAAGATAGGTACGCTCCATACGTTGGAAAACCAACCTTCCTTTTTCCCGGAATCATCTTTGATTTTCTTACTGTCGTAGCGCCGCGGCTTGTGATGATAATGAAAGCCCATTAACTTTAGCTGATGCTGGCAGGTATCCCCCGGCCGACTGATCTGTTCGACACAGAATTTGACGCCAAGCGGATTTTTTGTATGTTCGCCATACCAAGCCGCCATGCATGCGGCAAAGCCTACAATTTGTGCAGAATTTATCCTATTTGAAGTTAGTTCGCAGACCTGATAATCGCACTCATCACCAAACCGATTTCGCGTCATTGAAACGCAAGTACGGTCTTCGTCTTCTTTTCCTAGGCCATCGGCCGTATCGATTCCGCAGCTATAGTCGCAGCCCGATTGAGGTTCTTCGTATACCAAAAGTTTGTCGAGCGTGTCGTTTTCATCTTCTTCGTCTATTGGTTTTAAAGGAACAAGCGTCCAAAAAAATTTTTGTCCACGATCGGATTGCCACGAGACACGAATATGCATTTTTTCGTAATCAATTAACGATTCATCTGGATTAAAGCTATCATCGATCGAATCACCTGTGATTGCATATGCCTGAAGCGATTTTTTCCGTCGCGTTCTTCCATCCGTATGAATTACGTAATTAAACTTTTCGATCTCGTCGATTGTTTCTGGTTCAAATACACTATCGTAAACACCGGTTAATGCTTCATGATCATCGGCAGCCATCTGCGCGAGCCAAATTTTTTGAGTATGGTTCTTGCATGCTTGCATGTAGTTAAATTCCCAAAACCACTTTTGTTCGACTGGCATTCTCCAATCTTTGCCAACAACTTTGGTTAAATATGGAGTATTACGAACATAAAGTTCGCAGCGCGTTATATGCTTATGCGTAGCTTCATTTGGATGCCAACCGCCTGGAACGGGGAATTTACGAATCCAATCTGGTTCCGGATACAGATCTGGTACCATTACCCAAGGAATAAAAATCGGGCAAAGCCGTGCGCGGCCTTTAGGCCAATCTTCTTTGGATGCACGCCAAGTATCTGCCAGCCAGCCAGTATTACCGCCGCCAGTTCCTTCAAAAACCAAAAACAAGTTGCGGGAAGAGTGAGTGGCCCTAAGTAAACCCTCTTCGATCACTTTTTTCGGTTTCGGTATATCAGCCAGCTCCGAGACGTGTATGGCTGTTGGAGTCCATCCTTGAGCGATTCCGGTCGCTTGCATACCTGACTGAATTGAAAGAATTGAGCCATTATCATAAGCACCTTTGGGCAGCGAACGTGGTACCAGCCACCAAGGACAATGGTTATAGACGGTATTCAAAATGCGACCAATCAACTCGGATTTATCCGATTGGACAGAAGCCATTACGGCTTGCGTATGTGGAATAAAAAGTAATTTTTGAATAAACTTTAGTGCTGTTTTTGTGGTTACTCCGACTTGTCTTGCCTTGATTATTAGTAACTCGATTGATACTTGCCGTTCATCGAAGTCGGCAATTACGGAATCGAAAATTTGTTGGGAAAGCCGATTTTTAAATTTAAATATCTGCCCTTTTTCATCGCACACATAGGCGTAGCGAGATTCGAAATAGTTCGAATCGAGTCCGCACAATGCCTGTTCGTTTTCGATCCAATGCCAGATCTCCTTGCGCCGTTTTTCGGTGATGGTACGAATAAGAGTTACATAGGAAGATCGAGAATTGCTTTCAACTTTTACAATAGAGTCGATATACTTCTTAAATTCCTCTACTTGATCGAGCGAATGATAGACTGGCATCCATCCTTCACGAGCTGCAAACTCGTCCAAATTGGCCAAGATAACGCGTTCTGAATACATTTAGCTCCGGAATACCGGAGCGTGTAAGTTAAAGTTTTCCCCGAGCTGTTTTGCCTGGTGCTTTATCCATTCGCTTGCTAACGTCATGAACAGGTGGACGCATTTTTTTAAGTTGCACAAGGTTTACTTTGCCTACACGCTTGGTCGATTTCATTTCGGTCTCCGGGGCTTATGCCGCTAACCTTTTACGGCAATGGTTTTGCTGGCGCGTTTGCCGAGCTTTTTAATGCGGTCGGTGCCCTTGCGGACCTGTGCACATTTAGCCGAACTGATACGTTTGCGAGATGCCATAATTTCCTCCTTGGGGATATTTGGCGCAAAAACAACAATGGCCCAAGGCCATTGCTGGTCTTGAGCCATTGCTTGTTCCCGCCAAAGGCGAGGGGCATGTCGCTCAACGATTGCTTTTACATTTAAGCCGAATTGTGCGTGGTGTCAAGTAGTTCTTTCAAAAGCTACTTTGAAGTAGTTTTGCGATCGCGGTATTTTATCTATTTGCTATTGAAGTGTTGCACAAGAAACATCAAGCCCATGCAAATGAATATAATTGCAAGACTTCCGCAAGCAAATCCATCCCAAAAGGAACGCATATCAAGTAGAACCATTTTGCACCTTCATGATTGATAATTAGCCGTTCAATATCTTAATCGCCCGGTCAGCATGTTTTTCTGTTAAGCCGGTTGCAAACGGAGTTATAACCAAAAACGGCAGCGATTCATCCATGTCATCGTCATCATCCAGAATAACAAAGGATTCGGTTTCTGGATGCGCTTTCAAGTATTCGGCAATTTCTTTACCGCGAGTTTCGTTTAAGAGAACGGGGGTAAGACCAATCACTTCGGCGTTTGCGCCCCATTTGGATAGCAAATTACGCATTTCGGACAATCCGCCTGCCCGCCAAGTACTGCTAACAACGATTTTGGCATCTGTTGTATCAGTAATTCGGTTTAAAGCGGCAATGCAGGAAGGCCATGCATCCATAGGATGATTATCATCGTGGGACATTTGCGGGATAATTGGTCCATCAAAGTCCAGAAAAACAATTTTCATGACGGAAGCTGCCGTTGCCGAATGGGCAATAGTCTTTCCTGCATAGCCGCGCAGGAGGGGAAAAGATCGTCCAGGTCGTCATCTTCGCCGAAGGTTTCTTGTGCATCAATTGCATCGTCGTTATCGTTTTTGGCGGATTGTGCGCCGAAGACGGCTTTACCGATAAAAGTTGGACCTTTAGGAGATGGCAGGAAGCCATAGGCTGTATCGAGTGCCGTGCGATCACGGTCGCCACTAGGCAACTGAGCATAGCGAACTCGGGCACGAGTTACTAATGGCTGAGAAGTCATTGCGATCAGTTTTACGGTATTGGCGGTTTGGGACTGGATCGCAAACATAATGGAACCGAGGAGCTGATTGATATCAATTGCGGCGGATAGAGCGATTGCTTCCCAAGGCAATCGTTCACGATCGCTAGGCGGGATGGAATCATATTTTTTGAGAAAAGCGTTGATTGCCTCGTTTTGGGGGGCAAAGCGCATAGCGCTTAGGACGGCATCGAGACCACCTTCGGCTTGTCTTAACAGGGGAGTTATTTGTGGAGCTTTGGCAACGTCTTCAGGCTGTACCTTCAGACGCTTTAGAGCCCCCGTCGTTCGCTTCGTCTGGATTTTCAATTTTTGGGGAACTGGCATTGCGTTCAAGGAACTCGCGCTCTCGCGTTCCAATGAATTCCTCCCCCCCAAGTTCGCCAAGCCATTCTTCAAGCGATCCTGTGCTGGCGCCGTGCTCTTCGCGGATTCGGTCTTCTTCGGAAGGGACACGTGTAACAATGGCTTCCCGGAATTCTTTCCGGACCGGGAACCGCCGTTCGAATTCTTGTTTCCTGGTTTCATCGATACCCTTTAGCGCTGCCGCGATTTGTTCGAGGGCGTGTACGAATCGTTCATCCTGTTCTAAGAGCATAAGCATTTCTCCGTATACGCTCAAAGACTATTTTGTTTCTTCTGGTACTGCGGTTGTTTCTACGTTACGACGTCGATATTGGCGCTTTACGACAATGGGCTGACCGTTTTCATCTTTAGATAACGTAGGAACGCCTTGGCTACTCCGTTCACGAACGACATTTAGACTTGTTTCAAGTGGAATGTCAATACGACCTTCCACAACCTTTTTCACTTGGCCGGAAAGCGCGGGTGAGCCGACAATAATTTTTGATCGAACTTCGACCGTATCCAAGCCGCGTGGGCGTAAAAAGTATTCAATCCAACCATCGTAGCCGCCGGGATAGGCATCCGTTTCACGCAAATTGCAATCAGTGTGAAGTTTCTTGTCTAGTTGATCGAGAACGTCCAAAATGATCTCTTCTCCCGTTAAACCTTCCGTATAGCCTTCGTCTTCAGGCATAGAAAACCGCCTTTCTAAGTTGGTGCATTTTTGCACACTTACTATATCACTAGCACAAAAATGAATTTGTGTAATGCCCTATTTATGCATCCAGTGCAATTGTTGCATTTGTTTGATGCACTCCCGATTTCTCGAAGCCGTTGCGTTTGTCCAACGCTCTGCATTCACCTTGAGTTGTTTCACTTATTCAGTGAACTCACTAGCGTAGAGGCCATGTCGTTGTGCTTTGCAGCACACTGCTTGCGGATTGGCCGGTGTTACATCTGCCCGATGCACAGCTTGTTTGTTGCCACGTATTTCCAATCCTACAAACGCAGCGATGTGGGGGTTGCATCTATTCAATGCACTGCGACTTTGTTGTGCCGATCAAATTAACGTTTTGACAATTGTACGTTTGACGTTGCATCCATCCGATGCACTACAAATTACTTGATACGCGCCTTAGCTTGAGCCGGAGTAGATACAGTATTAGGTTGCATTCATCCGATACACTACAAATTACTTGATACGTGTCGGGAAAAGTATACGCGGATATCCCCTATCTGTTGCATCCATTCGATGCACTACAAAGCTTTCGTCGTGGAAAATACCGTTGCATTTTTCAATGCACTGCAAATTTGTTGCTACTCCACGTTGTCGTTTGTAAGTTCCAATACATCGGAGTTGCATTAGCTCAATGCACTACAAAACCATTGCCATTTGGTTGTTGCATACTCGGACCTTCGACGCAGCGGTTGCATCTGTCCGATGCACTGCCAAGCGCTACATCGTTTCGCCGCGCTCGTGCTTGATCTTGAGCGTAAGGAATGCCCGCAGCGTGTCCGGATGCGGCCTTTCAACCCGCTCACCTTCGATCATCTGTACCGTTCGCCGGCTGATCCCTAAAACTTCCGCCAGCCGCTTCTGCGTAAACAAATACTTTCTCCGAAATTCAATCCATTCGCTTCGTCGGGCCCTGCACTCTTTGTGAAGTGCTTGTTTTTCTTTTTCCGCTTTTGTTGCCATGATGCACCTGCTTCTTGACATTTTGCCTCTTATTTTGCGCCTTGCCAATAAGATTTTTTAGTTCCTTCCGCAACCGGTAATTTTCAAACTGTAGTTCCTCAACCATCATATCCGCATCCGTAATGATCCGATTTATCTGGTAGCTTTCTTCAGCCGTAAGCTTCAAAGGGTGAAGCCCTTTATGTTCCACGAGGAACATCTGCGCAATACGAAAAAAGGATCGCTTCAATTCGATCAGTTCGAGCGCACACTCTTGCAGACGCTGGATCTCCGACACAATCTCCTTTTCATCAGACAAACTTAAAGCCGCCAGCACCTCCGCAACAATCGCCGGAACCTGCTTTCTACTCGCTGTACATAACTTTTTGCCCACACGTCCTCCAGTCCAGAATCTGGACAGATAAACCGTATCATAATGAACAACAAGCTACCTCACAGCAGAAAATTAATATTTTTGGTTATAAACAATCATTCTCGACTATAATGATCTTCATGCAAGGGCGGCCGACCTCTTGGGGTCATTGGGTCATACTTTCTTGGTTGAGAGACACCGCCCTTGCTACACTTAAATCTGCTTGCTTCACCACCTAATGAGCCAGCCCACTTCGCCCCGGGCTGGCTTTTTCCTGCCCAAAACCGCGCTATAATCAATTCGTGCTGTGCCCCATAGACTACTTTAACCCGGTAGCCTATACGCGTCAGCACATTGCAGAAGCACTCTCGTGGTCGCGACAGACGCCCGTTGCTTACCAGTCGAGTACGCTATACCTGGTGCCAGGGAATCCGATGCGCAGTGAAGGCGCACAGCGGAAAGACGACGCCGTAATATGGGCCTTCTGCAATCTCGCGCGGGCTGTCATCTAAACGCCTAGATGACGTTCCCCCAAACGGCATGCCCTGAACTCACGCCAGCCCGCGCAGCCCTCCCCCAAACCGTACCCCCCACCGCGCTTACTCCCTACAACATCACCCCCCTTTTTACAATCCATGCCAACTGCGCTCTTTTTGCGCTCTATCACCAAAAACCTATCCAGTTTTTAATCCATTAACACCTGCGCCAAAATTGCGCCTCAATCCTCAAATCTCAGCCAAAATCAATTGCGCTTATTCTGCGCCTTAGACCCAAAACCCCAGCCAAAATCAATTGCGCCTGAGGCGTCGTCGACTACGTGCCCCCCCCAGGGGCCGGACAACTGCCCAACGTCCGATAACGCGCCAACCAGACACGCTAGACGGCCTACACGGCGCGCCACTCGCTCAGCGCCCGCCGTCTTCCTGCCGAATCAGCATGCGCGTTCCCTTTATTTTGTTGCACTTGCAACCAGTAACGCTAACAATGCCCCCAATCATGCCCCCAATCATGCCTTAACTGAAGACTTCTCTGCCCTTAGGACGCGTTACCGCTGCACGCTTGCCCCCTTCCCTGCCCGCCGCAGCGCCGGCCGCGCCTAGGGTCTCTTACGCGCAGGAGCCCCCCTCTGCCCTGGATTGCGCTCACTTTGATAGGTGACCATTTTTTTTGATGGAACGACGAAACGTCTTTTCTCCTTTGTTTTCAAAGTTGGTTTACCTGTGAACGTGTACACACTTTAATGGTTTCGGATTGCAGAGCGCTGCCGTGTAGCGTTGTAGGATGCCGCGCGCGGGCCGGCGTGGTCGGCTTGCTTGCCATGGCGTATGTTGTCTGTGCCTTGCTTCCCTTTGTGGTATGGATTGATTGCCAATCGCTGAACGGTTTTCGGGGGGGATTTTTTGCTGTACGGTTTTCGCTGCACGGTTTTGGGCCGGTTTTCGGGGGCCGCGGATCTAAGCGGCTGTCCAGATTATGGACTTTTCGCGCCTTACAGGCCCAGCTCCGCATGCGAGCCCATTCGCGCTAGCTGCAATGTACCATCAGCCGGTTTGCTGTAGATCAAAACCAGGTCGGGGCGAATGTGGCAATCCCGAAAATCCGCCCAATCCCCCGAGAGCGCATGATCGTAGTACGGCGGCGGTAACGCTTCGTCTTCCGCCAACATTTTCAGGATCTTGGCCCAATTTTCTTGGAGAAACCGGCGATGAGGGCCGCGCGCTTCGCGCTTAAAGTCCCGTTTAAAGCGGGATGATTGTTTAATCGTTCGCATCGAGCATCGCCTGCATGTCGTCTAACGAAACGGTTTCGAGTTTGCCGGCGCGAACCGCGCGCATGGCCGCAATCGTCTTTTTGTTCGGAGTCAACGGCTCAAACGGTAGCGCCTTGTCCCGCGCCACGCGGGTAAGCATGAGCCGTACCGCATCCGAAACGGTGAGACCGATTGACTCGAGAACCGTCGTCGCTTCCTGTTTAATTTTGAAGTTGATTCGAGTTTGAACGAGTGCATTCGCGGCCATGGCAATTCCCCTTCCCACTGAATTACATTGTAATACGGTTCGGGCATCTTGTAACCGTCCAGATTATGGACTTATTTTCTTGACGCACCCAATCCGCTTTATGATATAGTTTCTCTAGCGGCAACCAGCTGCTATGGAGCGTACACAATGGGGTGGACCACGGAACATGCATCGCGCGATGAAGTCGTCAAACAACAAAAAGGCCCGTGGAAGTCGGCGGGCGGCGCTACCGTAACCGCCATCAAGCATTCTCGCACCGGCAATGAAGACTGGTTTCTCTATCAGGTCGAGAAAGACGGTAATGCCATTGAAAAGTTCATTATGGTTATGATATGGGACGCCGGCTCGCACAAAGAAATCGACGAAGCATGCGGCCCGTTTTACTACCATTGCCCCATCGCGTGGTTTGATGAAGTTCCCTTGCCCGCCCACGGCGACGCCGCGCAATGGCGCGCCGAAGTCCGCCGCCGCGCGAACAGCCCCAAAGTTTAACTCACTGCCGATTTTTAAAATCTGCCCGCCCGTGGGCTTGATTCGCGGGCAGTAAGGAAACGTCATGGCAGAGCGCAAATTGAAAATTGTTGCTCAAATGGGGCCGGAATACGCTTTTGTATCGGATAGCCAAGATACCGCCCCAATCAAGGATTCCATCGCCGGCGCGAAAGATTATGACTCGTTTTTTGTCCTTGCGGCAAACGGCGATTATGTGGAAGTTTGGGGAATGACTGGCATTGTGCCCCTAAACTCAAAACTGGTTTCACAGCTGCTTTAGTCGGCGAATTTTTCCCGCCGCGGCCGGTACAGTCATTCTGTATCGGCCTTTTCTTTTTTCTTGCATAACCTAAAGCGCTTTATGATATAGTTTCTCTAGCAGCTGCCAGCTGCTATGGAGCGAACACCATGAGACTTGATTCCGAAACGCATACCGTGATTCTCGAATCGAAACCCTGTTGGGGCTGCAGCGAAAACGGCAGCACCGGCAAGCGCTATGCGAACGAATGGCAGACTTGCCGGGAATGCCACGGTACAGGCCGCGGCAAGCGCGGCGGCCGCCGTGGTTGTCAAAAATGCCACGGCACGGGCGAGATAATCGTCCAGACTCAACAGCTCGAGACCTGCCCCAACTGCCACGGAACCGGCCACGAACCGGAAAACAATTGCGACGCCATTCCCCCTGAATGGTGGGAATCGTTCACCTTCAAAGTCTATCGGCAGGAACGTAACCAAACCTATAACGAGTATTTGCTCGGAATCGGATGCGTATATAGCTGCACCGATTACGGCGCGGCCGCCGGCATGTCCGATGAAGCTCTCATCGACAAGGTGAAGGGCGAAGAACGCTATACGCAACTGTGCAAAGTCGCCAACAAAGAAAATCGGCTCGCCGACCACATTGGCATTTTCGTAAACCGCGGCGGCTATTCCGTGCGGCCGGTCTATGATTCGGACGCGACGGACGCCAAGCAAACCATCGCCCGCGAACGCGACGTCGACGAAGGTTTTCGCGTAGGCGTAGGCGTAGCCATGGCCCGCGCCGGCGGGAACGGCACTCTTGGCGCTATCTATAAATAGGGGGGGGAAAAATGGCAATTGGAAGCGAAGTCCAGACACACATCGGCAGACGGGCAAACGGAAGCGCTTTTCATCCGGTTTGGTATGTTTGCAGTTTGCCGCAATGCACAAAAGGCTCACAACGCGCGCCGAAAACCAGCGCCGAACAAAACTCGGATTGGGGCTGGACGGCAAAGCGTAGCGAAGCTATGCAGCTCTCCGCCTATTGGCAACGTCGATTTTTAGCGGAAGGTCGAAGAATCGGGCGCGCACGGCGCATCGAATAGCCCCGGTCGACTTTTTTCAAGGGTGGAGATTTTTTCTTCACCCTTTTTTGTCTGCGTTATCCTAAAGCGATGAAAAAGCATCTTGAAGCCAAACCCGCAAACCTTTTTGTAGATCCCAACTGCGAACATTCCCGCATCCTATGGGGCCCGCTACAGCACGTCTATCTCGACGACGGCCGCGCCATCGAGCCCTTGGGCAGCGAAGACATTGACACGCTTTGCGAACAGTTGAACCAGTAGCGCGCCGTGCGCAAGTGAAGAGTTAATATCAATACTGCGGCCCTCCCCCGCCGTCTACAGCCTTACCACAGGCATGGAGCAACCTTATGCAAACATCTAAGCGATGGTACGACAGCGGATGCAACCGTGTGCCGATGATCGAGAGCAGAATTGCCGCTTACAGCGTGAGCCGAATCGAAGACGCGGCCAAAATTACCTTTACCTTTGAACGCGATTCCCAAGACGCCAAGCGCGCCAAAAATCACGAAACCCAGCATATGTGCCTCGAGCTAAGCGAAGCCGAAGCCAAGCAGCTCATAGAAAAACTTAACGAAGAGCTGGCCGGCATCGCATTTTTCCGCCAGCACGGACGCTGGAAAGACTATAGAGACTCACAAGCTTGATTTTTGCTGCGCCAACTCCAAGGTAGGCAAAACGTCCCGTTGGTAACGGGGGCCGGGTACGTAATCCCGGCTTTTTTGCTTTTGATATGCGCCCAATTTTTCTTCCTCAATCTTTTTTATTGACAAATATAAACCCCTTTGGTATAGTTGATAATAAAGTTTGATCGAGGGGGATGTTTCCATGCTATCCGTGATTCCAGCCCAAGAGAGTATCGAGAGGCCCGAAGCGGCCGAACAGCCTGTCCTGCGCGCGCCCAAGCGCCGCCGGGGACGCCCCAAGCTGACAACGACTCAACGCCGTGCGCGGGATCTTGCAACCAGCAACAACCTCACCGATCAACTGCTCTATGCCTTTCGCCGCGGCAATCGCCTGTTCGCCATTGGCGGCCTTTTAGTCGGCGGCTTCATTCCTTTGGGCAGCTATACCCTTATCCACCAGGAAGTCGCCAAACGGCCTTATTTGTGGGCGCTGGTGGCCGGTGGCTTGCTCTATTCTTCCACCAGCGTTTTTCTTTGGGCGCTCAGCTACTTCCACAGTAAACTCAAGGCGATTGGCTTTGTCGTACTGCTCGAGGGCATTCTTACCCTTTCGGCCGTCGAATGGCTGAGCATTACCGGCCTGGCCATCCTCATGACCTTGAATGCTGTCACTGCGGCCATGCCGCCCCAACCCAAAAACAGCTAACTCAACCAACAAGGGAATTTGACGCTCATGATAGGCGACAAAAAAATACAACCATTTAACGCAGGAATTTATTTGCACAAACGCTCCCACATCTTTGCGCTGGCGCTCAATCAGGCTTTTTACTATACCATCGAATTTCTTTGGAATAACAAGGCGCTGGATAAAGATAAAACAGACAACAGTCGCGTTTTGGTCCACGCTTATTGCCGCTGCTTAGACGGTCAAATGGTGGACGCCTCCGGAGAAATTACCAGGAAACAACTCTATAACGATTATGGAGACGAGTCCAACTACACGGAAATTGAGTTTCTTACTGCCGCAAAGGTACATGCCTACATTAGGGCCGGGCTACTCGAAAAACCGCGGCGGCGCGAAATCGAACAATTGGTACTCCACATCCAGAATAATCATGTTCTTTATCAACCAAATTTCGGACAGGAGCATAAACAATGAAAATCGTTTTGATTATGGAAGGCGGAATTGTGCAGCAAGTTTTGAGCAATGAACCCGTCTCTGTGGCTGTTGTAGACTACGATGTTGAAGACGTAGAACCCGCCATGCGCACCACCATCAAACTTGGCGACGAACCGCCCGAAGAGGCTTTCGTCAACATGATCGTCGCCGATGTCGAGCCCAAAACGACAACAGAGCTGTACGACATTTGTCGGAAAAACGCAGTGTCAGAGAAGGATCAAGATGAAACAATTGCAGATTAAAACTGTCCAGCGTATCGACCAATCGCCAGTCAATCCATTACGTTGGTGCGTCTTGCTGAGCTGCGGGCACGAGGTATGGATTACATCGATACACAAGCCGCAGCGTGTGAAGATGGCGTGCTCTGATTGCCCGCGCGTATAATGCCTTACCACGCCCGCGCCTAGCAATTGGGATTGGCAGATTAACGGTTTTCACCACTGCACCACTTGTGCCGGGCCGGCTTCGGCCCGGTTTTTTGTTGACAAAGATCGTAAAAGCCCTAAAATAACCTCTAGCCGTTGTCGGCGACAGATGACGGCATCTGCTGTGTAAAACACCGCTGTTCACTGTATAAAAGTGTTGCACGCTCGCGCCCCGCAAGGGGCGCGTTCTGTTTCAGTCCAGATCCTGGACACAAAAAATCCGGGCACGTGGCCCGGCCTGAACTTGTATTTAGCGCGTTCTATTTCCGCTCAAGGTTCGTAAGGCGCGCGTTATAGCTCTCGATCTTCCCGGAATGCTCGCCCAAAATCTCGTAGAAACGCCGCATATCCCCTTCAATCGCAATCAGCCGTGCTTCAATTCCTGTAAAACAGTTTTCTATCCCAGTAAAGCGGCTTTCCATTTCGTTCCGCAGCGCTTTAATGGAATTCATGTTCAGGAAAATCCCGAGCAACACCATAAAACTCGGAATGCCTATTGCCAGCCACAATTGTGTATCCGTCATAATCGACCCCTTGACCTTTTCAGTATACCTGAACCCAAATAAACCATTTAAATTTTTCAGCACTGCGTGCCAAGTTGGAACGGCTGCGGCGGCGTGTTCAGCAGCAAATCGGCTTGCGCTTGAGTATACATTTCCGCCAGGATCATAAGGTTGTATCGCTCCCACGTGCCAGCAGGACACGCTGCCGCCTTGTCTCTATACTGCGCGGCTAAACGCCCCAAATTCTCGATCTCCGGCAAAATCCCCACAATTGTTTTCGGCATCTCTTTTGTTCCCCTACAACAATATACATAAACCCGTTTGTATCGTCAATTAAAATATAATATATAAAGGGGTATAGCAAAAACAGGAAAAAAGGCGTATATAAGAAGTATCGTGTTTCAGAAAGGGTGGAGAATCGAGGTAAAAACTTATGACCAATATCCAAAAAGCAGACTTTATCCGTGAACTGTTTAGCGCAGTTCAGAATCTCGTTTTGTCAAAAATCGATGCCATGCCGACAGAGTGGGACGACATTGAATTGCGGCAGTACGCCGCCGAAAAGTTTATCGCCGTGTCCCCGTTCGCGCATAATCCAAATCTTCGTCTTCGCGCCAAACACTACAAAAACGAGGTACTTACAAACAATCTTTAAATGGACATTATGACAATACTTGAGGCTTTTACAGTTGGATTTATCATTGGTGTACTTTGTACGCTACTATTTGTTCTTTGGGTAATTAAGAAATTGATATTGTAGAGACATAATCAAGCCAAACCAAAGGACAAGCAAGTGAGGAACAATGATTCGCCGCGGTTATGTTCGTTGCTGGCATTGCGTTTGCAATGTCTGCCAGTACAAATGGGATTCACTAAATAAGCACCCGCCAACGGTCTGCGCCAATCACACTTGCCGCTCACGCGAATGGAATGGGCACAAGCTGCAGCAGCGCCAGCGACCAATCATCGTCTTGCCAACGCCCCACAAAGTTAGAGGATACGACTTATGATCGAAGCCAAACAGCCAGAAGAAGTCAACGCCGTCTTCGCCACTATTTGCGATCTATGCATTGAGCTGGGCTACCAAAGCATCAAAGATTTGCCCGGTTGTCTAGAGCACCAAGTCGATAAGCAATGGTGGTTTGCTATCAATCCCCATGACAAATCCATAGCTTCCTCTCACAGTGTCACTGTTTTCCCATTTTCCATTTACATTGAATTCAATAGCTGGCCGTTCGGCATTGTAAACTGTAGGGGCGGTATGTGCGGACATGGCGTAATCGCCAATGAAAACACACTCATTGAAGCACTAAAGGCAGCAATTGTCATAGCCAAAGCGGGCGGTAAATAGCTTCATTACCGCCCACATTGGCCAATAAAAACCTCATGGCATCCATTTAGCGCCCACTTTTCATCTAATCTGCGCCAATAAATTTACATTATATTGTAATGCCTTGTTTTCAAATAACTTACTAATAGTGCCGACAACTGATCGCTAGCGAAAATCATCCCAATCATCAACTTGCGCCATTGTTGCCGTTCTCGCTTGTGTTTGGCGCTGCGGCTGCGCCTCTGCATGCGTTGGCTCACTGTTTGGCTGCGCATTCAGCAACAACAAATCTTCCACCTTGATCTGCGTTTGATATTTCTTCTCACCAGACCGCGTATCGTTCCAGGAATGCGTTTCGATCTTGCCTTCAATGTACAGCTTGCCGCCTTTGGTCACAAACTTTTCAACAACTTCGGCTAACCGGGCATATGCAACCAAATTATGCCATTCCGTACGCTCTTGCCAGTTGCCGGAACTGTCCTTAAAGCGCTCGCTCGTCGCCAACGTCCAGCTAGCAACTTTTGTACCGCTTGGCAACGCCCGAATCTCCGGGTCTTTCCCAACGTTGCCTAACAAAATGACTTTGTTTACGCTCTTTGCCATATTGCACCTTACTTCTCGCCGCTAGGCGGATTCTGTAAAGTATCATAACGCACTTAGTCAATTAGGTTTTTCATTTTCTTTAGGACGCATCATTTCATAAATTTCTAAATAATGCTTTAATGCTCCCGTGTTAGGCACTAAACCTTTCTCAATTGATGTCTGCATCGCCATCGCACATAAAGCTATGTTGTGCAAGGCAACTAGTTCATTTGCCAAATGCCTTACCACTTTTAGCATACTATCTCTATCTTTATACATAATCTCCATAAGTTTTATGGTCCAATAATCATACACAAAAACAAGTGCAACTAAAAACAATGCTATAGCAGAAATACAAGCTACTCCAATAAAATTGTGCGCTGTAATATCAAGTGTTATTTGCACGCCTGCAATAACCGCCCAAAGAACAATAATCGCGGGCAAAAACATACGCATATGCTTCCAAAAAATTTTGCTCTCGAAATTTTTCAAATTGATTTTCATAACCATACCTCTACAATGCATTCATCATCGCCGTCAAATCGCTCCAATCGAGATAGCCCTTCGGGTAGCATTTGCCGAATCTCCACAAGAGTATCCGCTAAAGCGATTACGTTAGTTGCAGCCGGATGATCTCCATTAATATTCCACAACCTTGCGACATATTTTTGAGGATAATCAAGTGGGTGATCGTATACAACCCACATCATCATTTCTATATGCGGTAGAGTGGTTGAATCTCTTTCCATTACTTCCCCCATGCAATAAATCCCAAAAATCGCCGCCAAAACAAATTTTGACGGCGATTACTTGGACGCCCTATCGCCTTGCCATTTCGGCATAATATGTCATTATTCGCCCGACAAATTCCCGTGTAGGAACCTCATTGTCATGCGCAATTTGCTCGGCAAGACTTTCGATTTTTCCAAGCGCATATCCCACCAATTCCGCGCTGATGGCAGGTACCGAGGTGGTCCGAACGGCTAGAAAGGGCGGAATCACTTGACTAGTCGCTGGCATGGCTAACCCTTTTTGTATTCCCGAGCCTTTAGGCCGACCCACTGCCTTACGAGCCGTATTAACGCCACGATAAGAGACGCCCCTTATATGATGTTTAAACCAGCGATGCATTCCCAACGAGCGTTTATCTTTGCAAACTTCTCCACATCCAGGTTCCAAACACTTAAATTCAGGATCAGCCACCTTTGAATTTCCTTGCTTGTTCATTTTCACTCCTTCACATAAAACTGTTTTAGACAGCGTGAATAATACGTGGCGCGCGCGTTGGTGGCCGATAGTCTAGCCCCAGCGCCGCCACATTATAGCAATCGGTTTTTTGGCCATTACTTGTTAGTTGTTGGTGAAGACCACCGCATTCATGTATATGACCGAAAACATGATAATGAACTTTACGCGCTTCCACGGCTTCCCGCAACGCAGTCGAGCCACAATGATTATCTAGCACGCCAGCAGGGGGTCCATGGGTTATCAATACATCAATCTCGGCCGGCATATTGCGATACAAGCATCGCAACTCGTCTTCTGAACGCATAAACGCCCAATTCATAAATGGCGGAGTCCACGGTTATCCATAAAAAACATGCTCTTGATACTCACAAGCTTGGTCTACCAGCAAATGAAAGTTGTATGGGAAGTTGTAAGCAGCCAACTCCAAAGCTTTCTCAAAACATAAATCGTGATTGCCCGGCACCAAAATTACATGATCGTAAGCTGCGGATTTTATATATTCGCCAACGGCAATCATTTGCTCCCATCGACCCGTCGCCGTCATATCGCCGGCACACACTAATACATCCGCCGTCGGCAGATCGAAATCATAGCCATGCGTATCCGAGATAGCAGCAATTTCCATAGCTAAATTTCCCAACTTTTTAAACCAAATTTTTTCCAGGCAGGATCAAATTGGCAGTTTGGAGGTGCATCTGCGAACGAAGGCGCAATGTCGGAATCTTTGTACCCAGCAAGCCCGCAACCAACACGAGTCACCCAAAAATCCAATTCAGAATGATACTTGGCGTATTCTAAAAAATTTTGTATGCTAGCGCGGATCTTCCAAATGTCCCGGCGCTGATACGGTGCATCTTTAGTAGGGATCGCGTAAGCGCGGCCAGTACGTCCTTCGCCAACCCCTGGTTGGGCTCCATATTCTTTGCACGCTGTACGGGCGGCACCAGCCCCATGAATGCCTTTTAGATTGCTTCCAAATACAAAAATAGGAAGGCGATAGACAAATACCTTGAGCCCCGCCTTTTGAGCTACTTCAATCATCTGTTTAATACCGTGGCTTTCGCCGTCCCAAACAGCTATCAATGCCTCGGCGTATTCCGCCATTTGCTCATTTCACCGATAACCAGCATCACGTTCAAGCGTTCCGTTTGGTCGCCAATTGGCCGGCATTTCCTTGACCGGAATGTTGTGCGCTTTCGCCCAACCTCTACCTAAAAGATCAACGCCTATGGCCATTCCACAAACTTCCTCGGTAATCTCAAAACCACTTTTTTGAATGGCCAAGTCAACGAGGGCTGAATCATTAACGGAACGGCTTCCAGCAACAATCACTTTCACGGCGCATCTCCAAAACTTTACTGCCTATGTCAAAGATGGCTTACGCTAATCGAGCCCTCGTCCCTGCAAAATTGCAATGATACTCAGCGCGCAAGATTATTTTCCTCGTAAAGAGTTTCAAGCCGCTTTCTCATAATGGCCGATTTCATGCGATTATCCTTTTTCTTCCGGTATTCCCCAAATCTGTTCTACCGGAATGCCATAGGAAGCGGCTATTTTCAGCGCGACACTTAAACTTGGCATACGTCCAGTTTCCACCCGCTCAAGCGTCGACTTCCCGACTCCAATAATTCTGGCGGCCTCAATAACGGCAATTTTCGCTTGCGCGCGTAAAGCGCGAATATCAACGAGCAAAACAACTTCTTCATCGTGCTGATTCGCCACAACAAAGTCCTCCCTACCATTTAGCTACAATACCCTATTTGAACTGCAATGCACAAAATAATTTGCGCGCATGACCCATTTAAAACAAAAACTCAGTCATTGCCGATTCCCCCTTTCTCCTGTAGCTTCGGCAAAGATGTAGACTCATCACATGAAACTACGACACGTTGACCAGTTGTGCTAAGAAATCGCCGATCCTTCCCACCTGAATTCCATTTTCGAGAACGACAATTTCGATTTTTACAGCGATCACGTAAAGAAATCGTTGGATCAAATACCCAACGTTCCCCGCATACATCGCAAACGCAAATTTTTCCAGGTATTATCATCGCTCCAATTTTCGCACGCTCGGGCACAAAATCCCAAACTATCGGGTATTTTTAGCCCGTTTATATGGTACACTGTGCCAGAAAGGAGTACCTATGCGTACAGCTATTTACTTGTACGTCGAGGAGCCTCAACACCGGCAACAAAGTACCAATCAACTCGCCGCATTGCGGACCTTCGCTAAACAAAAAAAGTGGACCATAACAAGGATTTACATTGCGAAAAAGCAAAGTCAAAAAGGGGCACCAAATACATACAAAACCACATTTCACAAAATGCTTATCGATGCCCAAAAAAATAAATTTGATATACTCCTTTTTGGGTCACTCAATCACCTTTCGCGCCAAAGCATCTTGCCTACAATCAAGCTTTTACACCAATTATGCTTGTGGAACATAAAATTTTACTCTTTAAACGATCCCTATCTCGAATCAAGCACCATTGTGACCTCGCTTTTAAACACCTTTGTTAACCAGGAGCGTGTTTATATTTCCGAGCGCACAAGGCGAGGACTTCAAAACCAAAAAGTCAAAGGTACACGAGGGCCTAAAGGATATTTAGGACCAGGCGCTCCGCCAGCCAAATTCGATAAAAAACTTGCCCGGCAACTTCGCACGCAAGGCAAAACTTACCAAAAAATAGCTTCCATGTGCGGAGTTTCCAAAACTACCATTTGGCGCTATTTTGAAGCAAATACTAAGCAGCCTGAAGCTAGTTTGTCTTAGCCAGACAGTAGAAACCAACACTAACTCGTTGCAGAATGCCTTCATTCGTAAGATTAGCTAGAATCCCTGGCACAACTTTGTGTGCATGAGTCTGCATAATCGCTGGCAATCCCTTGCGCACTTTGTCAGCATTCCATTCTTCGTTTGGACTTGTCTTCAAGAGCGCCAAAACATCCTTACGGTGACAAAATGACGGATCGCCAGACCAACGGGCTGTATGAGTAGTCACCGTATGGATTTTATTCATTTGCTTAGTCACCATGCGCGAAAACAAACCGGGGTCTATCGCCGCACTTTGTTTGGCAACAATCGCACAAGCAGCGATCATGTCATCCAATTGACGGGTATAGTCGCGCTGTTGCTCTATCTGGAATTGAACGCTATCCAAATCGGCGCGCGCCTTCTCACATTGTTTTTTGATTTCCTCTTCCCGATGCCGCAATTGCTCCATTGTAAAAGCAATTCGCGTCTTTGCGTCACGTACCCGATCCACTATCCCCTTGAGATCTGGCGCAAATGGCGTTTGCTTTTCTAACCAATTTAAATTTGGCGGTAATGAGCCAGCAACTTGAGGCGGTTTCGTAGGAGCTTGTTCATCAGGGACAACAGATGCTGAAATGACCTCTGTCTCACTTGAAGAAGAAATTAAAGGTTGCGGCTCCAACGCAATTTGCGACTCGATTGCGTTTTGCTGATTCAGGTTAAGTTCTTCCTTGACAACAACTTGCGTTTCAGGCGCTAACTCCGGCTTGGATACCGGCACCGGCGCAACAACCGCTATTGGCTCCGCGCGATGCCAAGCGGCAACGAACTGCCGCGAGACTTCTTCTTCCATCTTTGGTGGCTCTTTCACCACCTCAACAGGAGGCGTTTCCTCAACAAGCGGTTCATCTAGTGTCTGAATTTCTGGTTGAACAGGGGAAATTGGATATACATGAACCGCAAAAGGCTTTCTTTTTTTGGGCGGTATTATGTAGCGAAGAGCTTGAGTCTCAGGTTCAGCTCTAGCCTCAATATTAAACTCAACTGGCCTTCGATCAGCCATGTAAGGGCGCTTTTTATGGTGTTTTGTTGCCAATTCCGCGGACACCAGTCGCCGCGCTTTAGCTCCTGTCATGGGTACCGGAATCGAGCCCCCCAGCACGGCAGACAATTTATCACGCATCGTCGTATTACGCATGATACATCACCTTTCCTCCCCCTTTGCCTTTACAGCAAGTAGAGGCGTTGGATCAAAAAGGGTTCTAATACAGAAACACTCTATCCACTTTTTCACCTTTTTGTCCAGAAAAATTTGCGCGCGTCTGTTCGGCAACCCTGACTAGGCATTCAGTCGGTAAACACCGCGGCTTACCTTTTTGATAATGCCTTTTTTACATAACAAGGAAAGACGTTGAGACGCATATCGCTGCGCACTGGCTTTTTTTCGCTTGGATGCCGCCTTCACAAGAAGCTCGGAAGTCACATCCTCTTCCGAATGCTGCCGAATATAAGCCAATGCATCGTCTTTTCCCCAAATCGCCGCCCGATCAAAGGGAACTGGGTTAGAACTATGCTGCATTTTCTCAAAACGTGTTAGATACGCTTTATAAGCATTTTGCTGCGAAGACCGTTTTTTAGCCTCTGACGTTGACTTGCCGCCAATCCTGCCACCTTGGGCACCCATGCATTTGGGACAAATAAGCTGCACATCGTGATGAATTTTGCAAAACATGGCATAATCCTTTCTTTTTAAAGTATAACAAACCGGTTTCTATAGAGCAAAAAGAAATACTTCCGACTGTTTAATTCCACGCTGCCCCCAAGTGCATCATCCAAGCATCGTGCACATGCTCGTCAAAATAAGCGTATGGCATCCAATAGCAACCGCGATCCGAGCGCCCGGACGCCGAGATCCCCCAATTGCTACCCCACGAATTTTGAATAAAAACTCCACCTTCGATTCCATCAGAAAACTTGATTTCATCGTCGTAGTCCATCGCATGTTGTGCATGGCTACCAAGCAATTGTTCATTCGCTTTTGGCAGCGGCATAAAGCCCGTCTTCGCCAATTGCTCCCCTTCAAAGCTTTCGTACACATCAATACCAAAACCCACCGAATAACCAGAAGCAATCGACGCTTTAATCTCCTCTAACGAGCCTAAAAAATGATAGGCACCTCCTTTGTACATCAGCGCTTCTAAGTATTGCTCGTCACTTGGCGGTGTCGCATAATTGGTATCCGAGTATGGTTCCTTCGTGTTTAAACAAGCGCCTTTTTGATTTAGCGTAATAAAAGTTTGATGAATCGTTGAGCCTACATCCTGGCCTAAATCGCCGCTGGCAATCAAATTACACAAATAAACAAAGGCTGCCGATGCCATAAAATCGGTGGGAGCTACATCTTTCTCTTTTTCAAACAAATAAAGTTTTCTGTAAAGCGCGTCACGATACTCGGCGCCTAGCTGACCAGAACAGCTTCCTTCTTGCCCCTGATCGCGGATCTTGCCCATCCATTGCGAGGTCTGGGCTTTAGGTGGTAATTGCAATTGCGCAGGCACATGCAGCGCCAGCAACTCTCTACTTGGCGAAAAGATGTTGTCACGATATAGCCCGTATCTCCGTCCTTTCGGTGATAGCGTCAAAAAAACGTTTCCCATTATATCCTCCATAGTCCTACGCCAGGCCTTCGGTGTCCCAAAACTTTGTATAAAAAAACCGAAGGCCCGACGCACCCGTTAGAGCTGATACTTCTTATCCAGCCCAATACCCTTGACAACTTCATTCCACTGCTGCTTATACGCTCCAACTTTACTTTGCATAAAATGCGGATTTTGCAAAGGCACACGGCCTCTGTGCGAATTCGCACTTGTTAAAGCCTTCATTTCCACCGGTAACGCCGCAATACTCGACTTAACGAAGGTCGTCAAAATCACTTCGATAGCGCTCACCAATATATCGATCAGCGAAGAATACGCTGCAGTAACCGGAATAACCGCTAAAACAGCTTCTAACGTATCCAAAGCACTAACAACAACGCTCACAGCAGTCGAACCATTCCAATTACTTTCCGTCGCTTCGAGCGCCTTGATTGCGTTCGATAACGTGGTATACCAACTATCTGATGACGAGGACAACGCTAAAATGTTTTCCGCACTTTGCAGCACGGTATTAAGATAGCTTTTTAGCGTTGAAGCGGTTATCGTGCATCCTTCAATCCCAGCCAGCGGAACAAAAGCAATGCCACATCCGCCAACCGTAGCTGCTTGCAAAAATGATCGTCTGTTCATAATATCCTCACGATTTAAAAAGCTGGCTTATAAGCCGCCAGTCATGGGTTGTGCAACTTGCGCCGCGCTGTAAACCGTTGCGGGAATCGCATTTGAAACCGTATAGTTCATATTGCTTAGCCCGCTATTTCTTAACTCTGGGCTAGGGCTCACAAATGCCCAAGGGTTAATTCCCGCTGGTGGGTTATACACCGCACTTGTTATTATGTCTGAACCTCGCTCTTCCTTAGTTTGGCACTCATCTTCAAGACTAGCAAGAGCTAAAGTTGTTGCCCCTAATGATCGGTTCTTTTTCATTAAGGGGACTAAAAAGGTCGTACAACAATTTCAACTTGCTCCAACTTGTCAAGATATTCAGGTGGTATTGATCGCGCGGCAAGAATCGATACTTCATCTGGCGTAGCCGCTAACTGCCGCGTAACATCGGTAAGAATTATTGACTTTGTAACTTCTTCGTTGCCCGCCAAATCTTTTTTAGACTTTGGATGGTACAACACCGCATATTCAAACAACTTTCCTTTTGCCATTTTGGCTCCTTTTTGTTATGGGTTTTTGGCTAAAAATCGATCAACTAACTTATGCGTGCACGCTTGGCCACAAAGATGCTGCGTTGTCGTGGCATTTAGTATTTCCCCACTGGCATCTTTCCATCGCATAATTTTTAAATCGTACAATGACTCCACGGCAACAAACCATCGATTGGTTTCTTTGCGCTCTACATTACAAATCGAACAAAGATACGCCCTCCGAATTGTCATAACGGAAACCGCTCTCGCCGTGCTTCCAGCAACAAATCAGCTATTTGAACTGCTTTTGCTGCCTCATCGTTATTTACGGAGCCCTCAATCTGGCAAGTAAGACAGTCCGACCAGAATTCGCGGTCCATTTCTAAACGTGCGGTTTGCTCCTGGATCAATTTCCTTTTTTCAAATTTATCGCTTATGTTCCGAATCATTGCGATAGCTCCTTGTGGTAATCGATCCGTACGCTACCTTTACGGGAGTTACATACATAATGCGCCGCGCCGTTATACAACTCCATTTTCCCAGTTTTACGGTTTAAGCGCTCAATCCTATCGTCTCGATGGCCACCATCATAACCACGTCCATCTTGATGCTCGAAAGTCGCGTCGGCTAGCCGCAACTTGCCAGGACACTCTTTCACGTATTTCTCCAAGCAACAACGACGGCCTTGTCTTTCCCACATAACGCGAATACGCCGCAGATATTCGTTCCGGCCTTCCGTGGTCAGCATGTTACAAATTTCTCTACCGTCTTTAAGAACGCGAATCGCCGGCTTCAGATTGCTTTTCATTGCGCTGCTCTTTTGTCGGTTTATAATTGCTGCAATTCACCGCATGCAACTGAACCGAAGAATTTTTATTGGGCATGGGATTCGTTATGATGCTTCGGCCTTGTGGATTAAGCCACAATTCAATCGATTGATGGCAAATCTCGCATTTATCATGGTTTAAAAAACGGTACCCATGCTTCCACATTTCCTCTGCATTTGCCGGTAAAGACATTCATGCTCCTTTATTAGTTAGTTAAATTTTCGCCGCAGCAAAGTTTTAAAATTTCTCCCATATCGTGAATATGCGCCGCAATTACTTTACGGAGTCCTTCTATGTCTTCAACCCTCTCCGCTTGCATTACTTCACGAGTTAACATAGGGATCGATTGAGTTAAAAAACCAATCAAGGTTGGACGATCACGGAATTCGGCTACCATTAGCTCGAGCGCGTATCCTTCATCGTCAATTCCATGCTCTTCTTGCCAATCTTTTAGCCCGCGTTGAATTACTTCCCGCTGCGCTTCCTTTACGCGCCATTTCATCAAAACATAGACCTCGCCGACTGGCTTATTTTCCCGTGTGGCGGTTTCCAATACAAGCACACTTTCAAAATCATGTACAGTCATCGCCGACGCAGCTTTTACCATTGCCACGTCTTTACGCGTTTCCAAAGGTGCCGCCGCCAATTGCTCGGCATTCTCGATAGACATTGAAATAAACTGTTCTTTGGTTAAATGTTGAAATCGTTCCGCCAAATCAACCATTTTGTACCAAGTTGAGCGGCCAATCCCAACAGCCGCGCGATAACTTTTTTCAGTGTCGTATCCAAGAATTTGCCATGCATTTGTTGAGCGCAAAAAAGCTCCTTCCCAGCCAATTTCCATTGACCGCTTACTCATCTTGACCCAAGCTTGTCGGATGCAATGATCGCTTTCTTGCACGCGTTTTTCTAAATCCGCGTTGATAGACAAAAATTTTGTTGAAGGCTCAATTGTTTCAGCGATTAGCAATGCTTGATCTGCGCTTGCCATGTTTCACCTACCTTTCGCTTTTTCCTTATTTCTTCCAATGCATTGATCTGTCCAAGAATGGAAACTCATAACCAGCGCCTTCGCTTCATCGGCGCTTAAACCGTTATCGATTGAACGTGCTGTCCCATCTTGCCTGGCAATCAATACCAGCAGCTTGGCAATATGTGGAACTTCTTCGAGAATGAGATAGGCAATCCGACTGCATGCATCCTCGTTTGTTATTTCGTCAACTACTTCGTCCGCCATACGCGTAACCCCCAATCATCGTATTCCGCCATAAACTCTTTGCCGCTTTTAAGGCCATACTTATAAACGGCAATACTTGATACCGGCGGAAATCCGCTGTTGTCTACGTTAGGAATAAAAATTGAATCGCCGGTTTCAATTTTTATTAACTCTGGCACAATTTCCTCTGCGCTTGGTTTGTCCGCCAACAACAAAGCATTTTTTTCAATTAATTTGGTCATGTGCCCCCTCTTCTTGCGCCGCATTAAACAATGGCGCATCCGCTTCGATTCGCAGTCGCGCGATCTTTACATATTCAGGATTCAATTCAATACCAATAAAATCGAATCCTTCCCGCAAAGCCGCAATTCCTGTACTCCCCGAACCCATAAACAAATCAAGAACTGTGCCTTTAGGCGGCGTAACCAATCGGCAGAGATAAGTCATCAAAGCTAAAGGCTTTACTGTGGGATGTGCATTATTCGCGCTACGATCTGTTCCTTTGCTTTGAAACGTACCAGGCGACTGCGTGCCCGCCGACCATAACATCGGCTTTTTATTAAGCCCTTCGCATCCTTTGTTGCGCTCTTCTCGGCTCACTTTAGCGCAATAAAAAAACCGTGCAGCACTTCCCGAATCTCCATAGGTGTCTACGCTTGTCGCATTCCCGCCATAAACTCCAAAGCAGACACTTCCCGGTTCATCCTGAGCCGCACGAACCGTTCCGGCCTTCATCATTCCGCTTGTTGTTTGCGGAAACAGATTGACTACTTCTTCACTGCCATCATGAATCACGTTGGCTGGCCAGCGACCAAGTGGGTCTCCTCCACGTGGACCAGGCTTTAAAGAAAAACTTGTACTTCCGCTACCGCTATACCGCCGATTCTGTGAAGCTTCGTTTTTACGCTGGGTACCACCTTCGCTTGAAATTCGGCAAACATCGATGTTTAGTGCTCCCGTGCCGTACTTCAATACATTCGCCGCTACAGTTCCTTCAAGCGGCTTACGCGCCACCACAATTGTTTCATGGGCTGGCTTTAGCGCAGTACCCCAACCAGTCCATTGCTTAGCAGAAGCAGTCGCCGGTGCGGTGATAGGTAACGGTGGATAATCATAGCTAACATTTCTTGTTTCGCTATATCGTTGCGTCGCTGTTCCACGTTTGTAAGGAGCTGGCGCAACAACAACGCGCTCCGCCTTCATCGCCTTATCAATTGCCTTTGATACGTTCACTGATTTCGGGAATCCACTCGAATAGATCCATTGAATTTGGTCGCGGATCTCAAAGCCAGCATCTTCAATCGCACAGGCTAGCCGATGGAAGGTTCGGCTCCCGCCAAAAGCCAGCAAATAACCGCCTGGCTTCAACACGCGCAGCGCCTCTTGGGCCCAAGAAAAATGCCACTCTTGCAACGCTTGCATCACCCGCGCGTCGGCACCATAACTGGCACCGCTCCCATTGCGAACTTTGCTACGGCCGTAAGGGCTATTTGGCATCTGCATGGTACCGTTGAATCCTTGCCGACGATCTGTCTTCCACGGAGCATCCCAATCCTTGCCCATAAATTCCAAACCGTAAGGAGGGTCCGTAACGATGGAATCAACCGATGCATCGGCCAACGTTTTCAATTGCTCGATTACATCGCCCTCCAAAATTCGATAACTCATAAGGCTTTACTTTCATCATCATCATCGTCGTGTTTATATGCGCGGCTTTTGTTGTCAAATCCGTTGTAGCTAGTCATTGCCCGCACTTGACTTCGGCGCGGCACCAAAACCGGCTTAATCGGTGGTTCCGTAAGCTCAATGTTTAAAGCCGCATCATCGCCAACAAACCGGAAATACACCGGATCGGCGGGACAAGCATATTTAAGTTCAAAATCCGCCTTTCTTACCCAATCACGACGTGGCAAACTTTCGTCTTCGACTGTTAATCCCACGCCCCATTCCGTCCAACCATGGATTGCCCCCGCACCGCGGGCGTCGCGGAAAACATTTAAACTTTGCTGTTTTGAAAGATGGTGAAGGAGCAAAATTGCGCAACGCGCTTCCGCCTGAATGCGTTTTAAGGTTGCCAATACCGCAGCCATAATTGTGTTGTCGTTTTCATCGCCCGTGTGTAGTTCGCGCAACACATCGAAAATTGCCAGATCGAATTGCTCCATTTGCAATTCTTTGATAAGGGCATCGACTTCTTCGGTGGAATTTAAAAGGAATTCCGGACTTTGCGCCACAGTGTTGATCCAGACTTGTCCCCAGTTGTATTCGGCGCGCGCCGCTGAGCCAGCCTGAAGTAGCCGCAGCCGTCGAGCAGTTTCTTGCGGCGCATCTTCACGGCTAATAATCGCTACTCGCCGCCGTTTAGAAACAACATGCCCCAACCACGAAGATCCCGATGCCAAGGCCAGCGCTAAATCCAAAGAAACGCTGGTTTTTCCGCTTTTGGCGTCTGCCACCATCAAGCCGCGCGTACCAACCGGAATTACGCCATCGACTAGCCAATCAATTTCCAGCGGCGCGCGATCAATAAAATCTCGCATTTCTTCAAGCAACACATGCTCGCTATGTTCCGGTTCCCATAGCGGCGTTTTCTTTAGCAATGCAAACAATTCTTTTATTGTGTGGCCTGCTTCAAGCCACCAACTTATGTCTTCTTTTTCAGGTACCTCAGGTAATTCGACTAACTTAACTTTTTCAGCGTACGGATTCACACTTGCCGCAATGGTTTGCGCGTGCGCTTTGCCCTTAGCGTCATTGTCTGGAATAACAACAACCATTTTCCCGGTAAAGTATGGGGCATATTCTTGCTTCCAATGCCCAGCACCATCGAAGGTGGTAGTAACAGCAAAGCCTTTAATCCCGGCAGCGTCGATAGCCGCTTGTAGGTTGTCAGCGTCTTTTTCCCCTTCGACACAAATCACAACTTTGGCAGTAATAATTGCTGGCAACCGATACAATACTTTTTTTGCACCGTGGAGGTTGTACCACCAACCGCCCTTACCGTCTGGCTGCCTTTGGCTAAAATCTTTTGGTTCATAGCGCAATTTTTGGTAAAGCAACTTGCCAATTACATCGGTATATTCGTAAACCTTAACAAGCTTGCGATTTACTTTTGGCGGTTCCATGCCAATGATGCGATAGATTTCCGCCCATGCCGTTTCTACATCGGTATGCATCATCTCCCGTTCAAAATCCAGCATCCCGCCCGAGCGATTGCAGCTATGGCAGTTCCATATCCCCTTGGCCAGGTTTAGGCTCATAGAGGGATGCTCATCCTGGTGAAACGGACAATGCACGTTCAATGCGTCTCGCTTGGGAAGCTGCTGCAACGGCAAACGGTAGGCGTAATAGGCGTACGCTTGATCGAAGGTGGGCTGGAATTCCATCATTCTTTCACGCAGCTTTTTGCCGACGAACGGTTTTCTTTTCGAGTCCGATGCGACGAACCTTTGGCACCACTTCGCCGTGTTGCAATTTCATCAACTCGCAGACGCGCTGCAATCCGGCCTTCCACTCGATTTCGCCGGCATCGACTGCCTGCGCTACGGCCCGGCGAAAGATCCGCAATTCCACGGGATTAAGCGAGATGGTTACAAGTCGTTCCGGCATTTTGATGCTCCTTTCGGTTGTTGATCGCCGCTTCTAATTCCCTTCGGCAGCCGATCGAATCCACTTTTCAAAAATCTCTCTACTGCCAAACAAATGGGTTTCCCATTCAATGAACTTTTTGCCACCGGTTTTCGGATTGCGGCCCATGTGCCAGTCGTCGTTCACCAGCTCATCGATGGCGGCCATCATGAGCAGCTGCGCCTTTTCCAAACTGCCATCTGCAAGCCCAGCCAAGGCTTCGTCCATCCGGGCGCACGCCTTTTGCTTTCGCAAGCTGGTTAAGGCATACATGCTCGCTTTTCGTCCAGTTTGCTTCAGGTAATGCTGATAAACGTTCTGCAATACCACTTCGCGTGTGAGGTTTGGTTGAATCGGTTCGTCAAAGGAAAATTCAGATTCCAAACAGTTGTCGAGCGCGTCAGCGCTTGACGAGGAATTTGCGTTTTTTGCAAATTCCGGTAAAAGCGGTTTAGGTATTGGTAATGGTGATGGTAATGGTAAAGGTAAAGGTAATGGTAACGGGCATGAATTAAGCATTGCCTGTGCATTGCTCTGAGCATTACTCGAAGTTATGCTTGAAGCATCTTTCCAGCGCGCTTTTGCGGCCTTTGACGCCTTATCTTGCGCTTTTGCTCGTTTATCCATCCAAACCTTTCTTTCTCGATCGCTGCGTTTTTGATGAAGCAAGCTATCTTCGCCAACTACGAAGAATTGCATAAGTACTGCTTGGTTAATGCTCCAAGCATCCATTGAAAGTTTGGTAATGTTTGCCAATTGTTCGGGATCATTCGGCAAAGGCCCCTTTCGCCAATAGTGCATTAACAGCAGCAGATACGCCCCGTGCTGTGTCGTGTTTAAGTGCGATGTATCCGCAAGGTAATCTCCAATTGCCAACGGCATCCATATATCGACCTTGGAATCCATCAAATTTCATTGGCCTCTTGACTCGTTAATTTCAAGGTAGCTTTCAATGAACGCTTGCGCCGCAGGCACGCAGATTGCATCGCCCGCAAGGCGAAGGAGACCCACACGTCCGGAATACCCTGTAGCCAAAGGGAATGTTCCGGGTTTAACTGGCCGGAACTTGCCATCTCTGCATCCGATCCAGTCAGCATCTCGCCAGAAGCCGTTAAGCGGACCGGGCCTGCAAACTTTACTGCGTGCTCCAAACTCGCCGTATATTTCTTGCCGTCCAGCGTTTTCCCCGTTGCATCCATAACCTTCGTCGACATCGATCGCCCGCCGTTCGGCGTGCATGGGCTCGGCCAGCCAGCCAGCAATTTCACTTGGTTTTGTAGTTGCTCGCCCTTCTTGCCTCCGCCACGTTCCGCAAAGCTCTTCAAGTTGGCTGTCCGATAATCCCGCTCGGCCGGTGTCGCCCATGCCGCCAAATTCGCTTGGCTGTGCAGCGTGTCTGGCTTGCCCCGATGCGCTCCCGCGCATTCCGAGTCTTCTGCTTTCGGCGTCGTCCACGATGCCAGCGCCGCAGCCGTCGCTATGCTGATCCCGCCACTGTTTGGTCGATTGAGAATTGCGTAATCCGGCCCCGCATTTGACGCCTTCGGACTTGGCCAAAAAGTAAAGCCGTTGTCGAATGTGCGGTGCGCCGACGCTGCACGCTCCAAATACGATCTTCCCAACGGCGTACGCTTCCGCTTCCAAGTCAGTTTGAACAAGGTCGAGCCAGCCATGTCCAATTGCGGCACTAACTTGTTCTCCAAAAATGACTGCAGGTCGGCACTCGCGGATGAGTCGTATCCAATCAGGCCAGAGGTGACGAGGGTCTGCAAACCCTTGTCCTTTGCCCGCTGCGGAAAAACTTGGGCATGGGCAACTTCCCGTCCAAACTGGTCGCTCGTCTGGCCATCCAGCTTGCCGGAGCGCAAGCGACCAGAATCCTCCGCCAGCAAAGAAGTGGCATTGGGTATATCCCACAAGGTCGGTTGCTTGTACTTCGATGATGCTTCTATCATCAACATCTCCAGACGCAATGGCACCAGCCTGAATAGCTTGTCTTATAATCTCGGCTTTTAATGGATTGATCTCGTTATAGTAGGCAGCCACGTAGTGTTTACTCGATGCACTACAATTACTTGCTAATTGCCCGTTCGGCCAACCAATTTTGGATGTCAACGGTTAGCCAACCAATGGCGCGATTCCCCAGCTTTACCGGCAAGGGAAAAACGCCTGCTTTCTGCTTTTTGTAAATGGTGGCTTCGCTTAAACCGAGCATTTTTGCGACTTGCTTTTTGCGAAGAACAAAAGGCAGCTGCTCTTTGGGAGGGCTAGTATTTTTACTCATGGATTATCCCCATGACGCATTATCTATAGTCCTATTTTTTTTGCAATAGGAAGAGCAATTGTGGAAATCTGCAAAACAAAAAGATAAGTCTATCTATGTCGATTCGAGTCGTAATTGGACTTATAAATTGATCGTAAAAGTCCTAACAGCTATATAAAATATTTTGTCGGGTGGCCGCGATTTTTGCCTTTTTCCACAGCCACCCGCAAAGTTCAAGCGACGACTTGCAACCGATGCTCGCCTTTGTTCCTCATTTCGTCGAGCGCATCCGCCCACGCTTGCATCATGACGGTGCGATCAGCAAGATACTTTGCAAAGTTGTAAGCTGCCGAAACTTTGTCGTTCGACGAATGAGCCAGCTGCAATTCGATGTGCTCGTGCGTAAAACCGTGTTCATGTAACCAAGTAGAAGCGATAGCACGCCAACCATGGCCGGTCATACGGCCTTTGTAGCCCATCCGCTTTAATGCATACAAAAAGGTTCCTCTGGTCATCGACTTTGTATCACCACGAGTATTAGGGAACAACCATTCGCCTTCGCCGGTTAGATTATGAAGACGTTTGAGTAATCCAACCGTTTGTTTTGCCAGAGGAACAATATGTGGCCTTTTCATTTTCATGCGCTCGGGCGGGATGCGCCATTGTTTTTGCTCCCAATCGATTTCATTCCACTGCGCATCCAAAAGTTCGCGCGTGCGCAAAAATGTTAGGCTCAATAGATGCATGGCAATTCGTGTTAAAACATTACCGTCATACTCATCCATTTTGGCCAATAGTTCTGGCACTTCCGCAATAGGCAAATGTGCACGACCACCATGATCGATTGGTTGACTTAGTATGTTACTCGGTTTAATACCGGCAGCCGGAGTCGACAAAATTAGTCCGCGGTCACAGCCAAACACAAAAATCTGAGAGATAAATTGAAGAATTCGTCTCGCCGTTTCACGAGTACCGCTTTCATCGACTGCGTGAACAATGGCTATAATCTCCAACCGGGTAATCTGTGCAGGCAATTTCTTGCCAAGCGTAGCAATGATATATTTTTCTATCAAGTTTTCAACTTGCAATGCATATTTCGGATTTTTGTTTTTTCCCCACCAATTAAACCATTGTCGTACCAATGATCCGTAGGTAAGCGTCGCGGCTTTTTTTCCCTCATCAAGTTCAGCTTTTTGTTGTTCCTTATTCTCTTTCCGTTCGGTCATCGGATCATTGCCGTTTGCCAACTTGGCACGAGCGGCAGCGTGGAGCATTCGCGCCTGCGCCAGTGGAACTTCCGGATACTTGCCGAGAGCCATCTGTTTTTCCTTGCCCTCGAAACGATACTTCCAGCGCCATAGCTTGGCACCAGTCGGCATCACCAGCAAACGGAGGCCCCCACCATCAGTCAAGCGGTATGGCTTGGCTGCCGGCTTGGCCTTTTCGCACTTCAAATTGTTCAATTTCATTTTTCGTTTCCTTTTCCGGCATTCCGCTTTATAACGCTTGTTCAGTGGATTTTTATGGGGGCATTTCGCCCCAAAAAATGCCCCCAACTTGGGGGTATTTTGCATAAAAAGCTAAAATGCCCCCAAGTCGAGATTGATCGCTCAACAAAATTGACTATACCGCAGAACTTATTTATTTTCAACAATAAAAACGTTCAATTTTTATCTAAAAAGTCGATGCAAGTCGTAGTTGATGCGCGTATATTGCATTCCACCGAGGAATGAAATTATCTTTTATTTTCTTAAAGATAGAGTCCAGTATTTTTAATATGCCCCCAAAAATGCCCCTATCTGTGTTTGCCAATAAAAAAAGGAGGGGAGAATCAAATCTGTACCGCAGTACAGAAATTCTCCCCCCGCTCATTAAAGCCTTGGGCAAACCGCCTTAAAGCGAATCCGATGGCTGATCGGATTGCGGCGCTTCCTTGATTGCTGGTACGGGCATTTGGTACTCCAACGACTTTACGTAGGTTTCCAGATCCGACATACGGAATTTGTGCAGGTGTTTTCCTGCGTTTCCAACGGGAAAAGCGATCGATGGTATTCTTCCAGACCGCGCCATCCGACGCACAGTCAACGGAGCAAATCCCAAGTATTTGGCCGCATCAACCGCATTGATTAGCGGCTCCAACTGTTTGCTGCTCATTGTATTCATTGTGAAACCTCCGTCTACCATTTGGTTCATGGGAGCCGTTCCAGAAAAACTTACTTACTCTACCCCTTTTTGGAACTTAATACAACACGATAAATATATTACGAACAAACAAAACGGCGTAGGACTGGCGCCGAGGAAGTGCCGTCCTACGCCGTCTGCTCGGCACCTACTCACAGCAAGAGGGGTCAATTCCCGCTGGCAGCCGATTTTTGCGCGCTCACAATGCGCACTGCTTTTATTGAAAGGATCTTCCATAATTCTGTCAACCCTTTTTGGACTAAGCGCGAAAATGAATCTTTTCCGTTTTGCGCGCAATCACGCCCGGAATCGAAAACCCTTCACGATCAGCATCTGCTCGTTTATCGAGGTAGCGCTGGTTGGGCAGCAACGCGGCTATGGGCACTTCGCTGGTATCGACCGCATGAACTAGCTTGGGAAAATCCACAACTGCGGAATCCCAGCGCGTACGATCCACTTTGCCGCGCGTTTTAGCTGGCATAGTGGCCTGCACGATCACTGGCATAGGCAATTCCCCTTCCGCGCCCTTTGGAGCCGCTGCAAGAGCCTCCTGGAGCCGTGCCGCTTCCGCCTCTGCCTGCTTGTGCTCAAAATCTTGGATCGCCGATGCCAGCGATTCCTTGGCGATTTTTACCGCATCGGAATCCGCATGTTCCATATCGAGAATCGGCTGCTTTAGTCGATCAATCATCTGTTTGATCGGTTTATAAAAGTCGGTGATGTTCTTTGTCATTACCTGCAAAAGTCGCCCTGCCTCGATGGCTTTCTCATGCTCTTCAATCGAGATAATGCCAGCGTCCACAATGCCAGCGGAATAACGCACAACCGCTTGCATCTCTTGCCGCATTGCCGTTTGCTTGAGGTCAAAGCCCGTAGGCATAAGCAATTCAGGTTTTGCCAGCGCTAGCTGTTGCTCTTCTGGATCCGCATTAAAATCGATTTCCATGTCTATTTCCTTTATGCTGCCAATTTGTACTGATGGTTCATTTTCCAGATTGCCGTATAGGCCATATACAAAAACGTCTGCTCATCCTGCTGATCGGTGTAATAGATCGGCTTGGCATGGCCGTCCTTTTGAAGATGGAGAACCACTCGCAAATAACGCTGTCCCTTTTCAAGCGGTGGTGCAGCAAGCGCATATGCCGCCGTCTGTAATGCCCACGTGGGGCTTTCTTTTAAGCTGGTTTTTAGGTCGACAATGACCGCTCGGCGCTGTCCTTGATATGCAATCGAACCGCGCTGGTCATACTGATAGCCGAATTTCATGCCGTTGATTTGAAAAATCCCTTGCTGTTCGCAAGCAGCCAACCAAAACTTCATGTTGCGAAACCATAGCTCCGCACCCACGACATAGCTCATCGCGGCATTATCGACCGTATCCCAATCCAAATTGTTTTGTAGGAGAAGTTCTATGGCTTTATGAACGGCGATGCCGATTTCCGCTTTGTGCCGTAATACTTGGGGATCGACATCGCCGTAATCGACGAGGCCCAAAATCTGGAAAATCTGCGTGACACTCGGTACTCTGTTTCCCTTAATGTCACGGTAAACGTGCCCATTAGGTTCAAACCATCCCCCAGGGATTTCAATCCTATTCGGTATCGGACTCGACGGGTTGAGCAGCATCCTTCTTCCTTGCCGATGCTCGCGGCGTGCCCTTGTAAACCTTGATTTCCCTTGATCCCTCAGGGCATGTAACATGCAATGACAGATGATGGTTCTGACTGTAATTGCGGATGGTACGAGCCGCTTTATTGGCCAATTGGGCAGTGTCATAATCTTCGACAATTACCCGAGGCCTTCCATCGTTCCCCTTTGTTACCTTCCCGGCGGCATCTACAATTGCCAAATACGGCTCGATGGTCGTCCGTGTTGGAAAAGCTTGGCTAAAATCAACCGTTCGCATAATGTTTCTCCTCATCGAGCATTCGCCCGAGAAGAGAATCTTAAATCAAACACAAATTCCTTTTCCATAATTTTTTTCGATTTGTCGCAAAAACTTGCCAATGCTCTCGGCCGCACGCATTGTTTCATAAACGGTAGCTGGGATTTTGGGCCAGCGGTAGTGCGAACCATCCGGAATTTAACCTCCATAACCGCTGTTTGGGGGGGCATACCCGTTGCAACCACGTGGCTGCTATGCTCGACAGGCTCCAGCTCGATCACTACCGTTCGCAAATTGACATCCAAATTCAAGGCTTTTGCTCCTCGTTTACGGCACTTCCTTCTTCCAATGTTCCTTCGGCCCATGCGCAAAGCGAATCATAGAGATCACGGGGCAGATCCGACACATGCTCCAAGCCAACAGGATCCAAGTAGTCCCTCTTTAGCTCTTCTTCCGTGTGGATTTTGTGGATGCCAATGAGCTTATGCAGCCTTTGGGCCAATCCTTTGCCAATCGTCGGGCCTTGCAGCCGGCTAGCCGTGGTCACTACGCCTTCGTCAAACATATCCTCTACATCCGGCGGTATTTCCAGGGGAATTTCCTGGGTAAGAAGAACGGGCGGTTCAAAAGCCGCAGCTGGCGCTTTCTCTTTTTTCAGCGTTTTTAGCAAATGCTCTAAATCTGGAACCGTCAGCGTTTTGGTGTTTTCGTGGCCGGGGAACATCTTTTTGGCCATTTGCCCCAAATTATGAGCGCTGGGTTCTAGCAATTTAAGTTTGGCGATAATTTCGTCCCGATGATTAAGCAGTTCTTCGGCGGCTGAATGGTATGAATCCGGCTCTGTTTGCGGCTTTTGCTTCGCTTGGTTGGTTCTCGAAGGAGACGGTTGTCGAACGGTTGGCGGCTCTGTCAGCATATCCTTTTGCGCGTCGATATCTTCGTCGGCAACGATGCCCAGCAAACTGCAAAGGTCATAGCGACGGTTATAGGTGGCGTCTGTCCCAACATCCTGCCGCGGCCCTGTTTCGATCAATGCAAAACCGTCGCCGCACATCCATTCACCGGTTGAATGAATCAAATGCGTGACAATACGCAGTTGTGAGTTAACCAAAACGTTAGGCTGAATGATTCCCAAATCGTGTTTAGTTAGCACGGGAAGTGCCATCGCCAATATATCGGCCAAATCGGCATATTTATAGCTATACGTCTTTCCTGTTTTTGGGCTATAAATCGATGCCGTTTTGTTCTTCGGTACCGGCTTAAATTCAGATTGTGACTGAATCAATGCAGCAAACAAATTCTTGAATCCAACCGAATGATGAAATTTCGGAATATCTATTTGCTGTTCATCGATTCCGTAAATTGGTTCATCCATCGCTTTTCCCCAAAGTACGTCGT